CCATCCCCAGCGGGAGCATAAAGACCTTTTCTAACGACTCGATCGCTAATCAAACATTGTGGGCAATTAACCGGATATTTTGCAGTTCCTGCCATAGCTAGTCAAATCTAAACGTCATAGTTGTATATATTATAGCACCATGTATGACACCCCAAAATCCCCACAGAACAAAGGTTGCAAGCGCGGGACGATCGGGAAATCTTGAGAGGTTATTTTGTAGTATACGTATATTACAAAACGTAGTATTAAGTGCGATCGGGCTTAAAGATTAATCCCAGTGTTGGGAAGCGCGGGGCGATCGGGGCGGGCGATCGGGCGCGAATAAAATCTTTAAAAATCACCGGAAACCTCAGGATACTATGGTATAATATAATAAGCAAACAAAGTAAAGTAAAAAATCAAATGGCTAAGCACACACCCCAACCTAGAAATTTACAGGATCATCAGATGCGAGAAACGTATATTTTGATTGATAAAGCTACCGGACGCTCTGTTAAAGAAGTCTTTAAATATCCTTTACATTTTAACCGGGGACACTACGTTGTAAGAACTGCCTACGCTCATCTGTGCAGAGTAAACCGAAAAATCGCAGCGGGTAGCACGTTCTATAACAGCTAACCGCCCGATCGCCCGCAACAGCTAACCCGCCCCGCGCGGGTTTTTTCTTGTCAGCGACAGGACGATCGCGCGCAAAGATTAATCCCAGTGTTGGGAGTGACCCGAAAACTTATCCTGATTTTCCTGTTTCTGTGAGTTGGTATAGTATACTATAATGAGACTATTGAAAAGCAAAAAACAATGACAGCATTATTAGCTCAGACTCGGATTGTGGTACAAATTCAGTTTGTCGAGAAAGGATTTCCGGCCGCTTTAGGTGCTGATATTTTTGACGGCGTGACCAGAGATATTGAGGAAAATTGGTCTGAGGATCGCTTCATGGATTGGACACAGGAACTAGAAGCAAGATATAACCGCTACACTCCTAAAGAATTAGTAAATGCTCATCACCTGGTAAATCGTATCACGGCTGATCAGGTCAAGCAATACCGGATCGAGGGTCACGCTGCTAAGCTTATCGAACGCGGTATGAAACAGGACTTAGCAGTTACCAAAGCAGTTGAGTTTTATCGGTCGGATGAACCAATTTCATCAGCAGCCGATCGCCCGATCGCCAGCAAAGATTAATCCCAGTGTTGGGAATAGCCACAAAAAAGCCTCTACCAGGAATGGTTAGAGGCTTTTTTGTGGCTATTCGGTGTCGGTTGGCTCTTCAGTATCGGTATAGGTGAGGTCGGTCGCGATCGAGCCGTTCATAATGCCATCTCTGAGAGCCTGCGGCGTGATGCCCATTCTTTCTGCAAGTAGTGCTAGCATCTCTACCCGTTTGCCTTCACGCTCCCCTAGTTTAGAGCATAAAAGAGATCCTGCCTCTTCTGGTAGCGATCGTCCTTTTAGCCAAGCTTCGATTGCCAGCATATACAGATAGTACGGCGGTATGTTGACATAGTATCGCCCGTGTTTGTTTGGGGCGATCGGGATTGCTTTACTCATTCTGGCTCCTCTATTGATAGGTATTGGCGCGGACATCTATTATAGTATCACAGACACCAGGCATTAATGATGCAACCTTGCGTCATAATTGCACCACGGTAGAGTCAGGGTTGCAGCCAATTTGAATTATTTTTGATTTACCCCTTGACAGTTAGCTGGGTAGTATGTCATATTAAAAGACATAGAGCGATACGGCGACGGGCTAAGATTAGCCACATCAAACGGGGGCTTTAGAAACCAAGTAATACAGAGTTAGACGGACAAAAATGAGGTTAGTTCTTATGGAGACGGGGGACGTGATCCCCCAGAGAAACACAAAACCGCAAAATTGGACGCGCCGATCGCTCCAAAGACATCTCAGAGTATCGATCGAGACTATCTACAAATGGGAGTTTGAGGTTCATTCAAATTTGTTAACTCTTCCCCATAGTTTCAATATCTGGCAGTTTCTAGTAATGCAATCAGAGGACAAAAGAAAGAAACATCCACCGCTAGACGATTATCAGGTGCAATGTTTGTTCCTAGTTTCAGAACTCAGAAAGCAAGCGCATCCAAACGACACGATCGCCCAAACAATACAGGCTAATGAGCTTGCATTTTACAAGCTACACAAGAAATACAGCACAGCACACACACACTAAAGGATACTTGTCATGTCTAAGAACCAGTCACTATCTGCACAACAATACAACATACTGAGAGCGGGGCACGCTCAAAAGTTAGGATTTGATATCAACAACCTAACAGTAGATGAGGAACACCAGTTAGTCGAGTCGATGGCAGCCGCGGGTATATTGCGACAAGACATCAAAGCACTCTCAGGTAGTGAGGTTAATCCCAGTGTTGGGAATATCGAAGTCAGTGTAAATGAGGGAGTCAAATCGGCTACGGCAAAAAAAAGCAGAAGAGGCGCTGCTAGCACTGCCAGCCGTGACGCGGACATCAATCGGGTTCTAACTCAGACAGCACAACAATGGGATCTGCTTGGTAATTTAGCAGCCGATGTCGCCGCGACCGCCTACAGTAATGCTTTTGATGCTAAGTTGACCGAGTTTATTGTTGACGTTTTACCTGGCAGTCAATATACGGGAATGAGTGCAGCCGATTTTTTGTCAAGACACTAAGCAGCCGCGATCGGGAGCAACTAGAGAGACTTAGTGCTCGCATAAGAGCACTAGAAAACCAACTAACAACAGATAGGGAGCGATCGACTATGCAATGGCTCAAGCGCACAATTAACGGGTTTTTAAAGCATCTACCGCCCGACAATCTAAGCAATATAGCATCACCAAACAGTTTTAGTTTTTTTGAAGTAATGGGTTATTTGTAAGATGGCTAAGTCAAAATCGACAGGCAAAAGCTCAAAGATAGCGGGTTTAGATGGTGAGGATAGTTATGCGACCGGGTTAGCTTTTAAAGTACCTGTCACCAATAGCCAATATGCTGACGTAGGCAATCTGACACCCGCTAAGGTGCGAGCTTTAAACATTAAGAAAGACAACGCAAAACTACAGGTAGAATGGGCGAACGAATGGTTTGAGGCTGTTAAGGAGTTAGAGAGTGCCCGCAAGGAAATAGAAGAAATTCGATCCAATATCGAAAAATTGCATTTCAAGACCGAGAAAGAGATCGATGAGTATGTGTTGGCCTCGCTATTAGCTAAGGCAGCCTATGAAGAACACTTCAGAGAATGGACAGCGCGGAAAGCTCAAGAATTGGGCTTTTTGACAAAAGTCACTGATGAAGAAATTCGCGCTGTTAGCGTGGAATTTGCAGACAGAGTGCGGGTGTGGAAAGCCAAGACCGATCAACGGATTTCAGATAGTCACGAAAAAGCTGAGGCTTCGATCGCGCAATTCGGGAGAAAGAAAGATAATGGTCAAGCGCAACGGGATGCGGAGGCTAGAGCGCGTTTGAAAGCTTTTACAAGTGGCAAACCGATGGATCAAGTTAACGCAATTGGATCGAGTTCTGGTAGTGCTTACGTAGGCACTACTCAGGTAGCACTACTTGACAAGCTATTTAGTTTTGGGAAATAGGAGTTAACTAATGTTTGAAGTAGATCAATATCAATATCAAGGCAATGCAGAGGTAGACGATCCGATCGAAGTGCAAGCAATAGAAGATTACGAACAGTTACAGCGTGAGTTTACTTACTCCAATAATCGCAAGAAATCGGAGGAAACTGTAAGGAAAAGAAAGCTAAGTTTGTACGATCGCATGGACTCACAATGGATCGTATTTGTTGAAATAGGGTTTACTATTTCAACACTGTTAGGGACGGGGACGGCTATTTGCTTAATAAGGGTGTTTGGTGCAGGCTTGTTAGCTACGGGTGTTGCGTTAAGCGTGGTAGCAAGTGCTTTAATACTTATGGTGTGTTGCTGGCGTGAGCTAAACAGATCGGAATACAAATTAAGAGTGTTTGTGATGCTGATAGCAATAGCCGCGGGTTTAACTGTTTCAATGTCTGACGCGGGGCTTGATTGGGCACGGGATAACTGGCGGGTATTATCTACTACTTCGATAGTTTTCACAACCTCGGTCGTGAGTGTTTTGGGTTTGATAATTGCATCAAAAGGAATTAAAGGAGAATAAATAAATGCTAGTAGCATTTGATGCTGACAACACACTAATACAAACTAAAAGTGGGGAAACATTCATAAATGATCCGCTAGATCAGAAACCTACTGAAGGCTCGATCGAGCTAGTTGCAAGCATCAAACGTCAGGGTGCATCTATTTATATCGCGACCAACCAAGGGGGGATAGAAAGGGGGCACAAGACATTACAAAACGGCATAATTGAGCAACGCTACACGCTGCAACTATTCCCACAGATAACAGCGGTTTGCATGGCAGACAACTATTACACATCTTATTTTTGGTATATCGATCGAAGGGGTGAACAGAAAGTCAGGGGCCCGATCGGAATTAAAGCCCGAAAACCGGATGCGGGGATGCTGATGTACTTAGAGGAAAAGCTAGTTTTAAACGACGCCGATCGCCCGTGGATGATAGGAGACAGTACAGAAGACGATGGCGCGGCAGATAACGCCGGATGGGACTATCTACATATCTCAGAGGCGATCGCGCTTGGCAAAATTCCAGACTAAATTACACGGTTAATCCCAGTGTTGGGAATAAAGTAAAAAACAGAAATTAAGGAGAATATCATGAGCCGGAATCAAAAAGCAACATTAATGACAAGCGGATTTTATGGATTAGCATTGGTACTCGGTTTATGGGGTGCTATGATTCAGCCTGAGACTCGGATCACGGGTACGATCGAAAACAGGCCGATAGATATCCCGGTCTGGCAACAGAAAGATCCAAAATATCAAAAAATCAAAGACGCTAAAGTGAGTCAGGGTTGGGGCGGTTTACGGTTATTAGTTTGGGCCATAGGTGCGGCCGCGGGTGTAACGGGGGTCACATTATCAGCAGAGCGGCGATCGGAACTAGAAAGAGAAAGGATCGAATATGAACGAAACTGCCGCGAGGTTGATGCCCAAGCAGACATTCAAGCCAGCTATAACTTGAGTTTGCAGCGGGCGAAACTGCAAAAGCGAGGTGAGGCTCAGATGGCTCTATTTGAGGATAGCTTAGTAGAAGAGGTAGACGATATCCGCGCGGCTAACGGCTGGTTTGCGCCAGAACCGGAACCCAAACCAGCGATCGCTCCAACAGCACCTATACTGCAAAATACTGCCTTTGCAGGCATGAAGACACCGGAACAATATCAAGCGGAGATAGACTCGGCTGCCGCGGGTGCTAAGGCTCGACTAAAAGAAGACGGAATAACTGGGGGTGAAGTTCCCGACGATCGCAAAAAATTCTATCAAGATAACGGCGACAAAATTATGCGATCGCTCGCAGCGCTACGGATGTCTATTCTGTCGGCAGCACCTACAGGTGGCGGCAAAACCCACACCCTGTACCGCTGGTTAGGCGACTTACAGACACTGTATCCGCAGGCTGAAGTCTATGTTATTGCCCACAAAAGAGATTCTTTTTTGGGTTTACTAGAGCAAGGTAGAGTCACGATTTTTGACGATCTCAATCCAGAACCATCAATGGCCTATCTGGATAAAGTTTATTCTGAGATGAAGCGGAGACTAAATACCCCAGAGAGCGATCGTACAAAGTTTGAAAAATTGCCTATTCGATTAATTCTTGATGACTGGTTTGCAAGTTTTGGAGTCCTAAGATTATATCCGGCGTTATGGAATATCGTCAAGACAAAAATCGCAGCGATTATCACTAAAGGACGCGAGGCTAACGTTTGTATCTACATAGCGACACAGAGCTTTAATTTAGACGCTTTGGGCATTCAAGATAGCAATATTCGAGGCAACTTAGCCATAAGCTGCCAAGGCTTAGTAACCGAGAAAATAGACGTAAACGGCGATCTAGTTGAGCAAGGTAATTATGAGAGCTTGCAGCTACTGATTAACAATAGTTATATAGTGGCATCGAAGTTAGATCGCGATCGGCTGAATACTGAACTTGAGGAATTGGTCAAACTCTCAAGACTCCATCAATTGCCTGCTATATTCTCTGCTGTTGGTAAGCCTGTATTAGCACTCGCTCCCTACTATCAGAAGCCTACAAATGTCGCAGTTATTGATAGGAACCAGCCAAACAATGAAGATGACTATATGGCAGAATTCAACCAAGAGATAGCGCGCCGTGGCGTGGATCTACATGGTATTATACCTTCAGACAAACCCGCATCCGATGGCTGGGATGGCGTGGATCCGTCTGATACGCCGTCTGATACGCCGGATGATACGCCGGATGATACCTTGTTACCAGACTGGATTCCCGATCGGAAATTAGTCTTAAGACTTGCCAAAATAACTCAAAGCTTGATGTCTAATTTCATCAAACGCGACTTAAAAATTACCAGTGGCGATCGCTACAAAATAGCTAAGCCTATTATTGTCAGGTTCATACTTGAATCCGGCGACAATGAGTTAATAACTAAGTTTGATTTGCTTAATTAATTTCCCAGATACGCTTGTACACGCTAGTGTGTTATACTATAAAGCATACTAGCAAAACAGAAAAAAGAGGCTCAAGAATGACTGGCAACACACAAAATAATTCAGAATGGATCGATCGGGATTTCTCCTACTGGAAACCGGAATTCATGCCGACTCCGAGGGAAGCAATGGCAGATTTGAAGGCAAACAAAACAGAGAGTTACAAGGCAATTATCACTAAATATTGTGGGAATAATCCTAAACTCTTACACGATGTAGAATGGGCTTTAGATTCTTTAATTATCGAGTCTGGAGACCTGGAATTGCAGCAAAGATACAAATGGTTAGGCTTTAGATCTGAGGTTAGCAAAGACGGACGGATCGCAATTGAAATAACTTAAAAAATATCCGGTTTGCAACCCGATCGCGAGTATAATGCACTATATCGACACTTGCGATCGCCATTTAAAACCTTTACCCAGTACCAAAATGGCAACCAGAAGAACATCCAAAAAACCATCCAAAAAACCATCAGAACCGGGGCCGCTAGAAAAGGCTTTAACACTCCAAGACAACGCCGATCGCGCCGCCAAACGTGCGATCGAAAGGAGAAACGAACCGATTATTTTCAGCTTGCCAGAATCCACGGATTCTTTTTATCCTCGACAATCAAAACACAAGTACGGCACTTGCTGGCAGTGCGGAGATCCTAGAAATCATGCTGGCGGGCTACCAGGTGGCTCGGATGCCTATTGGTGCGATCGCTGCCAACACTGGCTACCCGTTCGAGATTCCCTATCCGATCCGGTAACAGTCCCGATCCATGTCGGGAAGTCACGTGGCTAGACACTCATTTAGACACATATAGACACATCCCCTACAGCGCTTATTTTTCGTGGCTAGACACTCATTTAGACACATATAGACACATACCCTCAAACTTGTTTAGCACAAGCCTTTAAGGTTATAATACTGGCAATCCTGACAATAGGCTGAACTTGCGTATAGACACCGGCTAGACACTGTGAAATGTGTCTAGCCGGTCTTTTCCCAGTGTTGGGAATTTTCCGGTTTTTATGTTATAGTATCGTAAGTTCGTTTAGGCTGTTACAGGTTTCCCAAAAAATGCAGACAAAGTATATCAAAAGTTTTCTCAGTTGGCAAGGTGGCAAAATTAAATTATTGCCCCAATTATTGCCACTATTTCCGGAAAAGATTAATGCTTATTATGAACCTTTTTTAGGTGGCGGGGCGGTCGCGCTTAATATTTCTACACGGTGTAAGGATCTAATACTTAGCGACAAAAATGAGTGCTTAATCAATGCTTGGCAGTGTGTGAGGGAAGATCCGATCCGGATGAGTGAATTATTGATATGGCACAAAGCGCAACACGATCGAGGTCATTGCAGACAAAAAGACTGCTATTCAGGTCATTACTACAGTATGAGGGATGACTACAATACAGACAGAGGTACAGGCCCGATCGCGGCGGCGCGTTTTATCTATTTAATCAAGGCTTGTTTCAATGGAACATGGCGATCAAACCGCGACGGAAAGATAAACACGCCGTTAGGAGATCGATTCTACTTGCCTGAGTTAGACGGTCATGCAGCAAAACTCGCAAGCGCTGCTATCATTGCGACTGATTACACTATAATTAAGAACGCAGTGCGGGGCGATGTTGTTTACCTCGATCCGCCATACTCTGCCGATCGGGAAATTGCCAGCGATTACGGGGTCGGCGGGTTTTGTGAAAGCGATCGAGTTGCTATGGTTGCACTTGCAGCTAAAATCGGCAAGCGCGGGGCGATCGTCATAGGCTCCGACCTTGATACACCAAGAACCCGCGCACTTTATGGCGGGGCGGGTTTTGTTTATGACACATTCCCCTATACTTACTGTGTAGGAGGAATCGATAAAAGTCGATTCATAAGCTCAGAGCTTATATACCACAACATCTTATCGTAATATATTATATCACGTTAAATTCACGGATTAAGGATTTAACTGTGGTATGGTAGGTTAAGAGCACGAAAACAGCATACACCGATTCCCAATAATGGGAATTCACAAGGATTAACTAAAATGGCACGTAAAAGCAAGCAAGCAAAAATCGACACTCAAATAGAAGCAGCATCTATTGCTGTTTTAGAAAATGAATCGGGAAATGAGGCTAAGTCGGTGGTAGATGTTGCTGTTAAAGCAGACTCGCTAGAAGTTTTCAGCACGGGGGACTACACTTTCGAGTACAACTTGCTAGCGTCAGGCACTTGCTACCCAGTTTTAAAAGTCAAAAATAATATTTTCTTTAGCGGATGGGAGTGCAAGGATCTGGCATCTGCTGAGGCTTTACTTATCAGCTTGTACTACCAGCTCACCGGGGTTTTAAGAGGATCAATGGCTAGTATAAGACCAAGCCTATTAGCTAAGCACCCGCTATCTGACTTGATTTACACTGATAGTAACACTAGCACTCTCTCTGACTCTTTTGATGTTCAAGGCAACCGGACTGACTTATTCCGAGTTGTAGTTAACCCGCACGGTTGGACACTTTCTGGCAACACTCGACTAGAGACGCTTAAGAATATTGAGAAAGCGACCGGGATACAGCAACAAGTCCATGCTGTAGTCACTGATGGTACTAACGACATAGAAGTTATTTTGGGAGGAAACACGCAACGCGAAAAAACCGGACAAGATAAGTTTAATGAAGCGATCGTCCGATCGGGAGCTGACGAATCCGACAGACGTTACTGGACGATCGTTCGAGAGACTTACATCCGCGAGGGTTTCGGAGGTGGCGGAACTTTTGACGCAATGGCCGCGGTCAAAAAATATGTTGACAAAAATCCCGAATCAGCTTTTGCTAACAATTTAAGCGAGATTGCTAAAAGCAATGAAACGATCGCCTACGATTTAATGAAATTGCAGCAAGTAACACAGACTAAAGATGGCAACACATTAGCACCCCAAGAAGCGATCGCACAGTTAGGGCAAAAGCTCTCTAAAATGGCACGGATCAAGAATGCGGAACCAGTGAATTTAGATCAAGTATATGAGGGCATCCACCTTGACACAGCAGATATCCGTCGGCATTACACGGGGGAAACACTAACCGAGATTTCACGGGTATTGATGGAGTCAACACCAGAAATACGGACAAAATTAATCGAAGCCAAACAAGACGGCGACAAACAAAAATTAAGTCTGCTCAAAGCGCAATTAGAGAACCCACAAACTGACGATAATACTGAAGAAGGTGAAGATGGCGATTGCCCCGACTGGAATCGCTTAAACGACTCGGAGGCAACTGATAACGCAGTAACCGCCGTGACCGCCGTGACTGTACCCGTGACTGTACCCGTGGCAGATGGTGAGGATTCCCAGAAAGAATATAACAAAGAAATGAGAAAGGCTGGCTACGGTGAGGACGGGTGCTGGCTGCTAAACCAAAAAACGGCAGATAGTTTACTAGAGGCGATCGGTGGCGTGGCGGACGTTGATCCATTCGCTGAAAGAGGACAAAACCTTAAAGCTGATCGGTACATTCTGGCAACAGAAAGACCGTTCGACTTGAAAGAATGGGGCGGCGGGGCTCATGATGGCGGGGAAGGGTTAAAGGTTGCTACTTCATTACCAGCCGTAGAGGGTTTAGTTTCTAGCGCTACTGAGTTATTTAAGCGAATCGAGTCAATGGAGATCCGCGAGGCTGCTTTCGTAGTAGAAGCTAACGCTATATTCTACCCGCGTCTGGCAACCTATTTCAAATCGATCCCGATGGCATGGGTAGTAGTTAGTCGCGAGAATGCTTTAGAAGCTACTGAGGGATTCGGTTTTGAGCCGTCAGCCTATCTGAAAAGTAACGCACGTTTTAAGAATGTCACAGCCAATAACTGGAATGAAGCAAAGCGCGCTTATCTCATTGTTTATTTTGGAGAGAATTATGATCGATTTGAAACCAGTTGTGGTAAGTATGGCGTAATCTGCTATAACAAAAAAGCAGCGCTTGCTAAATCGGTCGCACTTGACTGGGAGGAAACCTCGCAAGGTGATCTAACCGCCAACCATGAGGGGAGCTTGTATGAAATCCAAAAAATCGGGGATACTTTTTTCCTGAGTGTTGATGCCAAACGTCAACCGGACGGTTTTAAAAAATTACAACACGCTCAGGGTGCTGCTATTTTGGATTCCCTCGGTCTATAACTGGTAATTCCCAACAATGAGAACCGGGCGCGCGATCGCTCGGTTTTCTTGTATTCGATCGCCTAAAAGATTAATCTTTGTAAATAACCGGACAACCTCAGAATTTATGGTATACTATATTAAGCAACATTAGCAGTAGAACAGCATGGCAATTCAAACAGAAACAGGCATTACTAATAGCAAGGCTTTAGCTAAGCAATTAGTTAGCTGGGGTAAAAAGGGGGTCGATGTTTCACAGTGTATGGATGCTGACGATATGTTAGTAAAATCTGGATTAAACTGGCACGTCGCTTTACAGGAAATCAGGACAGCCGACGGCACTCGAACACCCTGGAAACAATCGGTTAAAATCGATCCGGATGGTACTCAAACACCGCTCTCGATCGTGCCTGAGAAAAATTGGGAACCGCTCTCAAACTACAGTTTTCTAAACCGGGCGATCGGGGTTGCCGAAAGTTTTGGAGGCAACGTGTCGCGTGTTGGTTGGCTAAAAAGAGAAACCACCGCCGTGACTCAACAGAGCTTCTTATGGGCAACCATATCACCCGGTGAACTTGCGACCGAGTTAGGAATTGACAAATATGAAGGCATCACCCCTAATATTCTCTTAAGCTCGGGAACTAGCTATGGGTGCGGATATTCTTGTAAGATGTTATTAGTTCGCAATTGTTGTCTAAATGGCATGGTTGATCGGCAATCAACTAGCCTGAGAAGTACACACCAGACTAATGCAGCCTTTGAAAACTTCACTTTTGAACAGGTGCGAGAATCCATTAAGTTATACAAGGCTGAGCGAGATCTATTACTCAATACCCAGATAGCAGCCGATCGCGTTTATACCATGTTTATACACACTTTTGGGCATGAAGCTAAACTCAATCAGCCGATCGACAGACAACCGCGCAAGGTGCAATTACTTTGGGATATCTACAATGGAGAGGCTGATCGCACTTTTGAAGAGGTCGGGATCGATTTAGGGCAAGCTCGCATCAAAGGTACTTACTACGGTGTTTTACAGGCTGTAGTTGCCTATAATAACCATTTTGGAGAGTCTAGCGGCGATAACAAAATGATTGAAATTATTAGTGCAGAACGCGGTAAGGAAATAGACAAAATTCGCGCCAGCTTGACGTCGGCTGCTTTACATCGCAATCAAGGTAAAGTCTCAGTTGCTGTCCGAGCCTGGTAATTAATCCCCTATTTCCCAACACTGGGATTAACCGTCGCTACTCGGGAGCGGCGGTTTTTTGTGGCGGGCGATCGGGCTCAAAGATTCTTTTAAACCGTCCGGTTTTGTCGCCGTGTTATGATATAATATAGAGACAGCTTAGCAAGTGACATCATGACAGATTTAGATTTTGGTGGTAAGAGGATCCGGTTTGAGAAGCGGGGCGATCGGATGTGGGTTAGCCTAACCGATATGGCGGCGGCAACAAACAAAGAGGTTTATGGTTACACTCGCAACAAAGAGACAAAAGACTTTCTGACTGAGATGGAGAGCATTACGCAAATTTGCGTAATGGTATCTAATGTAGGCGGGGCGGTAGAAACTACGGGGACGTGGGCAATTGAGGAAGTGGCGATCGACTTTGCGGCGTGGTGCAATGTCAAATTCCGGGTTTGGGTATCGCAGCAAATTCGTACCCTGATGACGACCGGGACTGTCTCGATCGCGCCGCCCGATCGCCCTTGTTGGATCGAGGACTGTGCTAATCCGTGGGTAGCGTTTTTTGACAAGGATTTTTGCGATCGGGTGTTTGGCTGGTACGGCGCGCAATTTTACTGGCAATTTGTGTATAAGGTATTAACGCCGGAAGAGGCGGCTAAGGTCAATCGACTTAATCCTCCGATCGCGGGTGTAAGAGCCCAGCGGATCCACCAATACCTAACACCGGAAGCAAAGACGCGCTTAACTCCCTATATTGGGGTGCTAGTTGGCATGGTGTACGGCGCGCGATGCCGTGAGGACTTCCGGCTAGGCTATGCGGACAAGTTTGGAGGTAACGACCAAAAACGGATACCCGGATTTGATAAGTAATTCCCAGTAATGGGAGCGGGGCGATCGCCCGATCGCCCGCTAAAAAATAATTTCCTAAATTATCCGGTTAGGGCTTGACAGTCTGGTATAGTATGATATAGGATAGAACAAGTAGAACACAGAGGGATCACAAATATGCCGATCGTATTGTCTGATTACAATAACCATCACCCGACACTACTGACTCGACAATCTAGTAAAGCTGTAATATCTGGCACTTACACACTAGAAGAGTTAACCGATTTGTACGGCGGGGAAACTGAGGCTGAGACTTTGCGGGCGGCCGGTATGCAAGGTCAAGCCTTTTTTAAGAAGGTTGACGGCTACACTGCTTTTAACCCAATACCAGGAGAAACTAGCGACTTGCCTTTAGACAAGAATACTGAGGCGATTAACCCACAAACAATTCCTGTTGTTACTCCAGAACCCAAGGAAGAATCCAAGGAAGAATCTGAGGAAGAATCTGAGGAAGAATCTGAGGAAGAATCTGAGGCAGAATCTGAGGCAGAATCCGAGGAAGAATCCGAGGAAGAATCCGAGGAAGAATCTGAGGCAGAAGCGAAGGCAGACGGCGATGACGCTGAAATTTATAGCGACATAGACATAGATGAAGAAGAAGATCCCGTATACTTTTAAGCCAGCTTTCTAGTATCCTAAGACGATCGCCCGCGCGATCGTTTTTTAGTAACTTTCCCATTGTTGGGAAATTTCCCGGATTCCTAGTTTAATCGTAGATAGCGGTTGCAAAATTTGTATAAAGAAAAGTTTACGAACTCTTCATACTTAGACTCCGAATCTCTCTATCTAAAGAAGTAGAATAGAATGTGTAGGATGCACTTTATACCAAAGTCGGCTACGTAAATATACGGAGAGTTAATATGTTAAGAGAGAATAGCGAGATTTTCCTGACAACTTTAAAGGGTTTCTATGAGGTAGTAAATACCAGACAGAAAGTCTGTCTATTCATTCTCACTTGGGCCATGCTTGGTGGCAGTTTGTTGGCTTACCGTATAGTGACTGTTGACACGATCGAGCGTTTGATTGTAGTGCCCCGATACAAATATCTGAGAGATCGGCAAATTCCTTTACCTACTTTAGTACCACAATCTAAGGGTTAAATCATGGCTAAGCAAAACAGTAAAACCCGCTAGACTCTAGCGGGTTTCTTTTGGGCGGGCGATCGGGAAATTAAGCTAAACGGATAAATCGCAATTTTGCAAAATCTTCAGGCATTGTGGGAGTGTTAACAGGCATTCCACCACTTAACGCCGCGGTACTGTGTGGCGTTTTAAATTTATATTGCAATTCAATCTCACACGCTGGTAGAGCATAAGTATTTTTAAGGTAGCTTTTAATGGTAACAGATGAACCAAGAGAGCCGCCAGACAATACTGTGTGTGCAGTGTTACCATTCCCTATTAGTGTCGCAGTCGCTCCCACAAATTGCACTAGCCGACACATAAACTCGACACAACCAACACCGGAAACCTGAGCAAATACATCATAAGTACCAGCCGTGATGATTACCCGTGATCCGCTATGAGAATAGCCGGATCCTGCGGATATTAACGACATGGGTAAAGCGATCCAAGTGTTAGCTTGCCCCGCCGTGAAACCTGAGTTAGCACCGGATGCGACAGTCCACGTGCTTTGATAAATAGAAGGAGGCAGCGCGCCAAAATTCGGGGGTGTAACAAGCCCTAAAACGTTTGAAGCGTTAGTCCGTAGCACTCGGTCGGCAGTAGGGCTTAAAGCTGCAATAGCAGCTAAATCCGGATCGCTCCTTTGGTAGTTTATATCGATTCTGCGGATATTTCCCTTGCCTTCGATCGTGTTGGCATTGGTGGTCAAAGTGTTGACAGAACTTTCAGCCGTGTTGAGGTTCTGCACGATCGTGCTAAGCCTAGAATTTAGTGCTATATTTTGGGCGGTTAACCCGTCAATCTCTGCCTGTATTTGTACCAGTAACGGCGCGATCGTACTTGCCCCAGTAGCCTGGTATTGTTGAATAAATAAGCTTTGCTGTTCTGCAATTTGCAGGCTCAAATTGTAATTATATTGCAGCCGATCTACGATAGCCTGCACTTGCGCGTTAAGGTTTGCCGCGCTATTAGCTGATGCGTTAGTAATAGCCGGGACAACCGCGTTGCGGTTTGGACTTCCAGAGGAATACATAGGAACAAAAAACCGCGAGGGATCGCGGTGTCTGATTTTGGGTAGTTTGCTGGCGACTGTTGGCTTGTTACCAAGTTAATTAATATTAGCATTTTTAAGTCTTACCCGCAATTTGACAGCAAAAGTCTGTGAGGCAATTTCCGTAGTTGAGTCTTTATTCTCGATCGCAGCCAGACTATCGTTGAGACTCTTTTCGGCTGACTCAAACCCTGCAATGAGCTCGTCAAACACAGCAATCAGATCGATCTGTTTTTTACACATAAAATCCCTCATTCCATTTTTTATAGTATAGCAGACAAACCAGAAAGAAACAACCCAAAAGATGCTAATATCAATACTTTGGTACGGTAATAGTCTGCGGGCGATCGACAACTGGCGATCGCTCTTTCTTATGTCAACCTCATTTGACATACTCCCCAGCCTAAAGGCATGAGGATTCTAAACCCGGACTAATCGAAAATAGACCAGTTTAGGCTTAGCACTTCATCGCTCGATGCTACCGAGGTAGTCTTCTTCAAGCTCTGTGCTCGTTTAGAGTCGTGGCGATGCCCCATCCCGACTTGTTGTATATTTTTTGCTGCGTTTAGGTCGCGATCGTGCTGACTCCCACAGTTTAAGCATTGAATCGATCGAACAGAAAGGCTTATCTTTCCCCACCGAAAACCGCAGTCCGAGCAAGTTTGAGAGGTCGGCTCCCAGCGATTTATTATTTTAAAACCTCTGCCGTACTTCTCCGATTTACCCTCACAAAGTGTCCTGAATTCTCCCCAACCTTGCTGACTAATGGCCCTTGATAGTTTCCTATTCTTTACCATTCCTGCTACGTTTAAATCTTCTAAAATGATGGTTTGATTCTCACTCACCAATTTAGTAGAAAGTTTGTGCAGGAAATCTTTTCTAGTATCAGCAATCTGATTATGCAGTTTAGCTATTTTTAGCCTGGTTTTGTCCCTACGTTTTGAGGTTTGGACTTGACGGGATAACTTGCGCTGCAACCTGCGAATTTTACGGTCTAACACTTTGTAGTTTGGACTTTTGGCGGTTGTGCCATCACTCATTACAGCGAAGGTTTTGATACCTAAGTCAACACCAACACTTTGATTTTTTGGCTCAATATGAATAGGGGAGACTTCTACAACAAAGCTCAAAAAATACCTATTTGCACAGTCTTTAATTATCGTTACAGAGCTAGGTTTTGATGGTAGTTTTCTTGACCAAACCGGGAAAACATCCCCTATTTTTGCGAGATAAACTTCATTGCCTCGCATTATAAAAGCGTTACGGGCTAATCTTGCTGACTGACTGTTGGCTTTTTTCTTAAACTTAGGATAGCCAGCTTTTTTGCCATTTCTTTTCCCATTGCAAGAATTGAAAAAGTTTGTAAATGCGGTCTCTAAGTCTGCAACAGACTGCTGTAATGCTACGGCTGACACTTCGCTTAACCAGGCTCTCTCTACTGTCTTTTTTGCCTGAGTTATAGCTATTTTTTGCAAATCGCATGAGCTAGGCTTTTTTTCAGATTGTTTGCATAGTCTTAGCGCGTCATTCCAGACTACCCGGACACACCCAAACAATTGAGCCAAGCTTATTTTTTGTTCGATTGTCGGATAGAATCGGAATTGATACCGCCCTTTCATTCTGCAATTAACTCGATCGTATTGAAAGCTTGAATTTTCTTGAGGTTCTGAGCAACCAAAAAAACAAATTTAAAGGCCGTTTTAGCTGGGATGGGCTTGATATCTTTCCCGTTATTTTCGATCTCGTGGGACAAGTCCAAAGGCATAGTCCGCAAAGGTTCCAGCCATTTAGGTATGCTCTCATGGGACAAGTCCCCAAACCATCGGCTAAGTGTTGAGCGTGGCACTCCTGAGAGTTTCGCTAAGCCCCGGAGTGAGACCGCACATTCCCCGGTCGCGACGATCGTAAAATATTCGATCCCGTTTTGCTCAGTTCTGATAAACTCTGGTATACTAGACATAGGTTTTATGGATTTAGACGGTTACACTTCTACTATACCATAACATCAGTAAAAAACCCGGTAAAAGTTGCCGGGTTTTGTTTCTCTTAAGTTATTAAATTTTCATTCATAAGATACGATCGAGCTTTGTTCGCGATTCTAGGCTGGACTGAAGCGCGATCGGTAGCCAGCCAGTAACACCTTGAATGTAGCTGGTTAATCCGATCGCGGTTGTCGCCATCAAAACTTTTAAAGCCTTAGCGTGTCCCTTGCCTGCATAATGCCCTATTACTGCTGAGCAAAAGTCGGCTCGATAGACTACAGCATCACCACCTTTTTTAAAATTCCCTGACAGGTGCAAGTCCTTACCTATAAATGGTTCCAGCCATTCTGACGGGGCTTTCCATGACAGGTCTTTTAACGATTCTGAGGGTGACTTGGTTACAGGGTTCAAACCCTTATCCTGCAATGGTTCCAGCGATTCTGAGGGTGACTTAGTTACAGGGTTCAAATCGTCAACTAACTTGATAATTGATTGACGACTTACGCCACAAGCGCGCGCTAAACCCGATTGGCTCATGCCACATTCCCCGGTCGCGACGATCTTAAAATATTCGATCCCGTTTTGCTCAGTTCTGATAAACTCTGGTATAATTGTCATAATGTTGAATGCGAGTGTGGTTGCTAACATTATAACATAAAAACAAAACAAAACCCGGATAATATTCGGGTTTTGTTTTAGGCGATCGGGCGATCGCCCTACGGTTTTATTGGTCAGGTTCAAAGCCTTACCTAGAAAGCGTTCTAGCCGTTTTGAAGCCTTGCCATTGGTCGGGTCTAATAGTAGGTTGCTTGACACTGCAAAGCCTTGCCCCGTAATGGTTGCAGGCATTCTGAGAGGTCTTTGCTTGACACTGCCTGAGTAATTAGTTGTGAGTGTCAAAGACTTACCTACAAAGCGTTCTAGCCGTTTTGAGGGTGCTTTATTTGTAAGTGTTTTAATCAGTTATAAAAACAAAACAAAACCCGGATAATATTCGGGTTTTGTTTTAGGCGATCGGGCGATCACCCGCTCCCAACACTGGGATTAATCTTTGCAGCCGATCTCCCGTCAGACAATGGGAATAAAGTCATAGGACATACTGCTATTTTTATAATATATAGCATTCTGTGACAAACTTGAACCTATACGCTGTATACCTTTTATCCCAATATCAAAACAGGTCGCCCGATCGGGCGGACACTTGCGTTTTTATCGGTCAATGTATGATATAGTATAAAGACACCGATAGCTGAGGGCCTTATGAGCAAATACAAAGAAACGATCGGGTCAACCATTTTTGACCATGACAAGTGTACAAAGCTAATTAAAAGTTTAATTAGGATTGACACTAGACGCGCCGCACTTGACAGACGTGCTAAAGATGTCTCGAACATGGCCAATGATGAGTTTATGCGCGGTATGCGATCTTATTCGAGAATCTACAAGGCAATCGCTAAAATAACGGCGCTAGCTGAGTATTACCAGGTTTCTGCTTTGAGCTCGATGGCAGTTTTGATCGGCAACCGCTGCTTAACATTTCCCGTCTGGGCCGGACATAATGGCATCCCATTTACTGCGGGCGATCGAGACTTACTGATATCACAGAAGAATGAATCCATTAAAGCATTATTTCGTGCACTATCTGAGATGCCTTATGTAGTCTGTGCTCACGAACTTATTAATTTATGCTTAGGAACTAGCTACCAAGAGACAAAGATTAAAGTAGAACAATGTAGGCTCTCGGATTTGATGCTTGCAGCCTCTATAGCGCTATGGATTGAGATAGAATTGCAACCTGTTAAATACACTTCAAATAGTGCCTTAACAGCCGATTTAACCCCACGTCTTGAAGATTTCCACAAAGTACCTCTGATGTGTGATGACTTGAAAGTTACTACATTAAAATTTTGGACTTATGCGGACTTTGAACAAGCGCAAGAAAGCTTTGCACCTATACCTACAGAAATTTATTCGATTTTGTTGTTGACTAATTTTGAGTTCAACCAATAAAATCGCCCGATCGCCCGATCGCCCGATCGCCCGATCGCCCGATCGCCCGATCGCCCGATCGGGCATTAATTCCCATTGTTGGGATGATTAGGTTTTTTCGTGTCCTCCGCGTGAAACTGTTTTAACTCCCAAAATTTGTATCAATCGGTCTTGTATTGATTCTCGATCGCCCCGTTTGGCTGCACTTTCGATCGCCCGCACCCGTGCCGACATTGTCGCCGTATGAATGCCGACCTGTCTACAAAAGTGCACGCTTCCGACAGGATGACCCGCTATCAAATATTTCAATATGTCCAGATTTATTGAGTCGGATTTGATGACTTTCAAGACCGCCGCCGCTGCCAATTTTTCTTCTTCTGTTAAACTTTGCATTTTGGTTTTCAAGTTGTTTGAAATGATTTTTTGCACTTACCTGTTTTTTTGTAACGCCGATTAAGCCTAATTTTGCGTTGCAGCGCGTCGATCGCACCGATCCTATACTCTTCAATACTTAAACCACTTTCACTAGCCGTCAAAGCTTTCCGTTTAGTCATGATATTTTCCTAACTTGCTACTGCACTATAGCATAGTATCCGAAAGAGATCCGGATCGTTAAGAACTTTTTTAAATTCCCAGTGTTGGGATTAACGCGCAAACACAGTCGGGCGACCTTCAATACGGGTGACCACACGGCCCCAGCCGCCAGAACCTCCGACCAGCCAAAGTTTGGTCATTGATGCGATCGAGTAAACGTCAAATTTGCCTGCTTCTGACAGATTCGATAGCCAGTAATCGGTTGTACCTTCACGGGCCCCAAACGGGTCATGTACGATAATCTTATCTCGCAATTCAAAACCGACACCACAAACGATATGGCCGTAGTCTTTGTAATCTAGTCCCATCACCAGCGGGATAGCATTGCGGATCGATAGATAGTAATCGTCAAAGGTTAATGATGTTGACCAATAGCTATCGATCCCAAACTGTTTTAAAGCCTCTGTGTTGGCATTGTGATCCGTAGTGTCGCCGTACCGTTTAAGCACGTCTAAATAGATAGATTCGGGCTGAGCTATCTTATTTTTTGCCGCTGTATTGTCCAGTTTTCCATTAAGTACATAGTTGAGCATTGTCGCGTTAGCCGTGCCGTTACACTCTCGAATGCCGTACCCGCTAGGGTTATCAGTTTGGTAATAATATTGTGCTGGCAGAACGATATTTATCGGTGTGTAATCCCAGTGAGGTGCATAAACAAACCCGCGGCTAAATTCGCTATGAATCAAATCTAAAGCAAGGTGCTGATGAGTAGCGGGGGTAATATTTGAAACCTGCAAAACTTCCCCTTTGAGAATGTTGATTTTCTCATGCGGTTGTAGTAATTCTGATGAGAGGTTTCTTAATTTGAGAATTGTTGCGACTTTAGCTGTAATTGTCATTTTAGATCCTTCAATTGTGATACTTTTAGAGGTATATATGCGATCGGGTTGTCTCAATCTTAGTCTATTTTTTTATTCAAGACGTTCCCCCAAGTTCTGCCAGTCATTATGTTCCCGATCGCACTTTTAGAAACCCCGAATCGCTCTTGCAACGATTTTCTACTTACACCCTCTGCTGATAACTGCCTAATTTCCAGCACGTCTTGTTCTGTTAATTTAGCATTAGGATGCCGTTCACCTTTTCGAGTAGTTGGTCGATAATTGTTGACGTATTGCTTAGGCATTGTTTTATTTTCCGATAGATCGTTACTTCGATTATAGCGAAAAAAACTATGATAGCAAGAATTAGCACATTTTTAGCTACAATTTAAAAGGCTCGCTAAAGGTTAATTAGCACACCTTTAAACACTGTTATTTAGAATGGGAATTAGCTTGCTAATACCTATTTATTCTGCTACATTTAGTTAGGCGGGCGTTTGCTGCTAATTCCGAATGCCCCGATCGCGAACTGTGGATTTGTGGGAAACGGCTAGCCAAAACTCCCATAAGTCCACTTTAAAATCTTAATAAATATGGCCGATTATATTCCAGTCTCCCAGTGGGAATTCCCTAACATCTTCTTAAATACAACTCAACAGTCATCAGCAGAGATTAATAGTAGGTATCAGAAAGTCGCAAGCTGTGGGGAGTTTTTGCGCGTTCAATCCGTGACTCTGGCTAATGCGGCGATCGCCCTATTGGCAGAGATAGACGCGGCGCTAGCTAATTTTACATCACAACAGACATCGTTTAATTTGATGGCTACTGATGCCGGAAACAAAGTAAGCACGGCTAACACTTTACAAGCTAGCGCGGCTGCTTCTGTTGCCCAATTAAATACTAATAATGCAGCGGTAGTTACTGCTAGAGGCAAGTTGACTACGGCAGATAGTAATGCTAACGGCGTTATTAATAATGGCATGGTAAAATCGGGGACTAACTTGGATGGCATAGCATCAGCAATTCGAGCAAATCCTGGTATTCTTGGACTAAATGGGTCTAGTGTTTGGACTTGGTACTCTGCACCCAGTGGCGCGCCTTTTGTTATCGAATTTCAAACTTTCTCGACAGAATACATAAGTACATCAAACGGCGGGTCTATAACTGCGGGTGCTTGGAATATTGTAGATATAACCAACGCGGGTTACGGTAGCTTTAAAAACTCGATCGGATTCCCTCAGAATGTAGTTGAGGAACTAAACGATCGTCTCAATTTGAAACCATTTACCCATTATTGGCAAGCAGTTATTTTAGGCTCAAATACCGATTCGATGCGCGCGCGGTTCACCCTTGACGGCGTGGGCATAGATAGGTCGCTATCTACTCAAATGGCTACCGATAGTAACACCAGCACGTTAAGGCATTTTAATCAAGATTTGATTATAGATGCTCTAATTATACCCGCGATCGAAACAGCCTACCTCAGACTGGAAACCTATCATCCGGCGGTTAATACTGCTATTAGTACAGCCGCTAGAGGCTTGTCAGGTAATACCGGAATAAGAACTGTGTACATGGTAGGATATGGATTCAGAGTTAGAAATATTTAATCCCAGTGTTGGGAATTTTGGAGATATGCAGAGAGAAACGCGCCCAAGTATTACTAAGACCGGTCTAAAGGCTGCGAAAAAAGCACCGGGTAATCGCAGCCAGAAAGAGCATAAACAGGCTAGACGCGTAGAGGTTGCGATCGCGCGCAAATCTGTTCTACTAAAAGCGAAGGAAGCGACCGAAAAAGCCCGGATCAATGAAGCTTTAAAACAGCTATCTAAACAGTGTCGAAAGGGTGACAAAGGGTTAACCAGGCTGGCTTATCGAGTTAAGTTATTCTGGTTAATTCCTAACACCAAGCCCCGCCGATTCTACCCGCCGGGAACTGAAATTAACAATGATATTTTTGATATTCTCAAAGCAGCGACGATCGCGCTGGCTAACCAGTGCATTGAGGATTACGAATACGGCGATCGGGCGATCGAGATATTATTAATTCTGGAAAATCCGCCCTATAAAGCTAAGAGGACTAACCTTGCAGTAAGCTGTCGCAATTTTGCGGATCTAGTGCTTAGTAACGAAAACTGAAGCATTATTGTGATCCCAATAATGCCCAATTATCGGGATCACGATAATTGCCGATCGCCCGTTATGGGAATCCTCATAACGGGCGATCGGGCCCAATAAAAAACCCGCAAATTCTTTTAAAAGATTGCGGGTTTTGTGTTTTCCTATGGTATAATATATTTGAAGAATAAATCAACCAAGGTAAGTTATGTCTATTCTAGCAAAGTTTGAGTTTGAGAGCAATCAAGTCCGGATCGTTACGATCGACGGCGAACCCTGGTTTGTGGCTAAAGATGTATGCAAAGTTCTCGAATTAGACAATAGCAGTCAAGCAATATCACGGTTAGACGATGACGAAAAGGGGGTCACTACTGATGATACCCTTGGTGGAAAGCAACAGCTAGTAACGATTTCAGAGTCTGGGATGTACTCGCTGGTTTTGACATCTCGCAAGCCACAAGCTCAAGCGTTTAAACGCTGGATAACGAAAGAAGTTATCCCCAGTATCCGCAAGACGGGGAAATATGAAGTCGAACAGCCGATCGCACCGCAAGTCGAGCAACCTAAGTTAGGCTCATCGGTAGAGGCTACTGTAGCAGCTATCAACCCTTTAAGACACGTTTTAACCAGTCTTGATCCGGCGTTAGTTGATGGTTTCATTTTGAACGAGATCGGTAAACTTCATCCAGAATTGAAAAAGCAAATTAACGCCGCGCACTCGCTACTCGCAGCTAATACCCCGATCGCAGAAATACTGCTAACTCCCACAGCGATCGGCGATCGGTTGGGACTCTCAGGACGGGTAATTAACGCGCTGTTGACTCACCACGGGTATCAAATTAAGAACCCTAACAAAGGCAAAACAGAACCCGCCTATTTCCCCACAGAGAAAGGAAAACCGTATTCTTCCAACACGATCGCCACCGGACGCAAGGAAGACAATACTAGCTACCAACACACAAAATGGGTAGAGTCGATGGTTGAGACTGTTCGAGATTTGATGTAATTCCCAATACTGGGATTAACCAATAGAAACCTGTCAGTAAAATGACAGGTTTTTTATTAGCTGAGGGTAGTCGATCCGTCAAATAGTCGAGTGCCATCTAATAGTATGGCTACAAAGTTCTGAATACTGGTAGAGACGCGCCCGACAGGTTTAAAGTAGTTGACGATCGCCGTCACTTCAGCAAGGTCAAAAGCCTGGACTATTCTAACATGAAAAGTGCCAGCGACACTACTTGGATTTTCGACTAACTCGGCAGTGTAGCCGAATAATTCTAAAGTTCTCAGGACACTGTAATTTGTACCAGCTAATCTTAAAAGCCCTGGTAATTCGCGCAATAAGACACGCCGATCGCCTGCTGATAATCTAGCTGCAAACGGCGCGATCGATGGCGTGAAAGCTGCAATAGATTGTATTAGGTATTCGTCCTCTTCCAGTTGCCAAGCGAACGATCCGGTCTGGGTTTCAGTCCAAACAATGTCAGCAAAATATTTTGCCCGATCGTCGGAATAAGCAGGGGGAATTAAGTTTATCGCGTCTTGTTTTTGCATTATTCCTGTTAGTTTATTGGGGGATCGTATTATTAGCTTATTAGGCTCAAACTTCTCTTTTAAAATAGTCTTAACTGAGCCTTTCAATTATCAGCTAGTATGAGATAAGACAATCGTCACAGTTTTAGATAGTATATTACTACTATTCCCAGAAAGATTTGTTACTATCATATTAGTTCCGTCGTGATACACAGTATATTCAAAACCAGTAAGATTAGAGACGTTAAAGTTAGGTTCGATCCCTGCATTTGTGCTTTGTGTTATTTTTGAACTCCATGCCAGTATTTTTGATCCCGTTAAACCGTGTGCAATATTTACAGAGCCGCCCTGTGTAGCTGCGGTTGTACCTGTGAGTACAGTTTGCTTAATATCTATTGCTGTTATTAGCGATCCGTCTCCAACCCGCCGCCATGCAGCACCATCACTATACGTCAGACAGCCAACCCCGCCATCACCCGCAATATCAGTCCTAAAGTAAGTTGATCCTGCCACGAATTGCGCTCCCGTAAATGCGGTTGCACCGCTACCAGGTCGCATTGTGCCGTTTGTTAAAACATTCCCAGATGCCGTATGTTCTAATACATTACCATTGCTTAAGTCATCGTTGTGATGTCGGATCTGCACATTCCCATTATCTGCTACTGTAATGCTTTTGACTCGATTATTTACGGCGGCTGAAGCATTAACTAGCCAGTACCGAGGGAGCCCGCCAGCATCAATCCCAGCTTGTGTATTTGTAGCGAGTCCGGGCGATCCGCCGCCTTTAAAACTTACTCCAGCAGTGAAAGTTTGAAAAGTATTTAAAGGCAAGTTCGCGATCGGGACTAAGATATTAGCATCTAAGGGTGCAACACCGTTAGCAGCGTTTCGCGCGCTGGTATCTAATTTAAGTGCTAGTCCGGCTGTATAAGTCGCTGTTGCAACCGCGCCCAAACTTGCAAGTGTAGGATAAGCTGGTAGGTTCGCGATCGGGACTAAGATATTAGCATCTAAGGGTGTAACACCGTTAGCAGCGTTTCGCGCGCTGGTATCTAATTTAAGTGCTAGTCCGGCTGTATAAGTCGCTGTTGCAACCGCGCCCAAACTTGCAAGTGTAGGATAAGCTGGTAGGTTCGCGATCGGGACTAAGATATTAGCATCTAAGGGTGTAACACCGTTAGCAGCGTTTCGCGCGCTGGCATCTAATTTAAGTGCTAGTCCGGCTGTATAAGTCGCTGTTGCAACCGCGCCCAAACTTGCTAGTGTAGGATAAGCTGGTAGGTTCGCGATCGGGACTAAGATATTAGCATCTAAGGGTGCAACACCAAACGGCAAGCCTTTACTAGCAGAACTAATCGCGCCTAAGTTAATTAATGCTATTACCGGATCACTCGCACCCGTACCGCCCAAACTCACAGGAAGTACGGCAGGGGAAATATTATTATCACTTGCACTAGCGATCTCAGTATTGCCTACTTTCCAGCTTTCTGCGATCGGGTTTATCTTTCTTCCGGCTGCGATTATAGCGCCGTCTGTTTGCTCTAAATTCTGCGATAAAGCGATTAAATCGTGCCGCCATTTGTATACCGGGATCTCGTCTTGAGGTACGTCCGATCGCTCGCATTGTTTCAACTCTAACCGTGTCCGATACCGATCGCCATCCCATTCTTGCGATACGTTCCCGATCGTAAAATAACCTACATATTTTTTTTGCCAATATACCCGCCTAACTTTTTTGACTGGTTTGAATTTGTTGCCTTTAATTGTTACTTCTAGCGTCATTGGCTCGGTACTTTGAACCGCTACAGGCAATGCGAATAAACGCGCGATCGTGCTGCTATAACTTCCCCTAACTCTGAATGATTCACATTCTACTTCTTCACGTCCGATCGTTAATGCCATATTTGATATCCCTATTTTGCCCTGCTGTAAGCTTAGCATTTTTTGACTGAGCCGATCGCCCGTCAATATTCCCAACACTGGGATTAATCCTCAAATAATTGTTGTAACGATCGTGACAGATCCTATTTTGGGGAATTGATTTGCGGTTGTAATTAAATTAGATATAGGTGCTGAAATTGCCACGTCATCAATACCCGCGATCGAGCGAATAGCTGATGTTAAATCGCTTGGACGGATGGTCGCACCTAATTTCAGTTTAGACACTGCATAGTCGCTTACAGCGGTTGTGGCTAGAGCTTGTAGCGCGATCGGATTACCGCTCACGGTAATAGTTGCGTTAAAATTCCATGTGACCTGAGTTGCTGCGAATACGGTGTAAGTATCACAGATATTTTTAACTATGGGACTATTCAAATAAGCCTCTAGTCCCGCAATTTGACCCGCGCTGGGTGTGCCTGTTTTTGCTAATAGAAAAACCTGTATACTCATTGGCGTGTTTGTATTCGCAACATTCACATCCGCGACATCAGTATATGCCCGTGATAAAGCTATAATTGCCTCTTTATTTCCTGCACCATAGGGGAGTTTATATACCTCGGTCTTATACTTGTCGTATGCGACATTAATTGCATTCTCTGTGTCAATTTTTGCCCATGATGCAATTAATACTAAAACCTCTCTATAAGCCCATTCTAACGATCCGATCGTTAAAGGCTGTCCAGATAATTCCAGCCATCTTGTGGCTATCCGGTTTCGCAATGCAGCTAAGTCTAAATCAGATTGTGACATCTATTTGTTTGCCATTTAAATAAACACTAACCCGATCGCCATCGACTTCTACACTGTCGATCAAAAATGGTAGATATCTCTCAATCATAGCTGTAATTTGTTCTACCGGATCGATAGCATCCCGATCGCGCCCAAAATCCCAGTTAAAAGGTATTTCCCAGTGTTGGGAATTCAAGCAAAGGGTTAATATCTGGCGCTGAGCTTGGAAATCCGAAACAGGCTGATTTATTTTCCCGAATTGCATCATCATTGTGGTATAGTGTAAGAATAACTCAACTAATCTAAAATCATGGGAAAATTCAAAAACGAACAAGACCGACTAATTGCTGTTAACTGCACTATTAGCAAAAGTGATCTAGAGTTGGCAGAAATGATGGGGCGTCGGGTAGTAGACGGCAAGACAACCGTTAATACTTCTTTAGGTCTTAGGCAAGTCTTTGAGGCTGTTAGAAAGTTTGGGATGGCTCTGCAAGTCTTGGAGAATATCAGAGCTAACCCGCGTCAATCTCGAAAGTTAGTTGATGCTTTTTTGGGCCCGGTTGATATTAAGGAGGCAAGTAGCGACAGCTAAGAGACGCAACCCAGTCCAGTTTATCCTGAGTGTTGATCGTGTGAATAACGCGATCGACAAAAGCTGATCGCCCGTCTAAAGTGAAAACACTGCCTGCTATCATTCTCCAGTCTCCCAGAATTTCAAAGTCGAATAAATAGTTAGTCCCGTTGATCCGCCTTAATTGTTCGCGCGCTGCGATTACCATTAAGTTCTCGTCATCCGCCCCAACGCCCGCTCCTCTATAGGTGATTATTTTACCATTAAAAACGCGGGTATCCTCAACTCTAATATATTCCCTATCTCCAAACAATACCACCTCATAATCAATATATTGATAAGTCTCTGTACCTAAAATTGTCTCCGAATAATTTATAAATTGTGTTGAATTAATAGCGAATAAAGGTGGTCGGGTTTCTAAGTCTATAAGCAATGTAAAAATTAACTCTCTGTTTTCTATCTTGAAAACAGCGCCGATCCTATTTGCCAACCCGTTTAAAAAATCAAGGTCTGACTGGTTGGTCTGTGCTAGCTGCGAAAATTCTATATCAGGTAAATCAATGGTAAATACTGACAACCTATAGCGTTCTGCTATCTCTTCTAGTATGTCTATCAATCTATATTCTGAATAGTCCGCATCCCGTTTTAGCTTCAACTGAGGATCTGACAAAGGCAACCCGGTCGCTGCGATCGTTCTCAGGTTATTTTGCAGGCTGATCCGATCGACTTCAAATAAACCCGCTCTAAGCCTATAGGGTGACTCTACACGCCCTATCTCTAACTCGATAGTAGCTTTAGGTGCGATCGGGATTACGCCCCGGTCAACGACGCTTAACTCGATATCCGGCGATCCTCCTGTTAGCGGATCGCTATAGCTGATAGTTACAATGTCCGTTATCAATCTGGGATAGTTGAGCCTAATTAGGCTAGTCATATTTTAACCTCCCAGTGTTGGGAATAATTAATCCTCATTATATCGCGCCGATCGCCCGTCACACAATGGGGATAAAGTCACAGGACATACTGCTATTTTTATAATATATATCGTTCTATGACAGACTGAAACCTATACGCTGTAACGGTTTTACCCCGATATCAAAACGGGTCGGCGGGTGACCGTTGCGGGGATTCCCGTAACGGGATCTAACGCGGGCGATCGGCTGCAAGTCTGAGGTCTGCGGGGATTCCCGTAGACCCGACATCAGGTCGCCCGTCACCCGCCGTCACTCGCCGTCACACAATGGGGATAAAGTCACAGGACATACTGCTATTTTTATAATATATACCGTTCCGTGACAGGCTGAAACCTATATACAGTAACGTTTTTGTCCCAATATCAAAACAACTTTAAAAATACTTTGCTAAAACACTTGACAGCTCTTGGGATGTTATGGCATAGTAAATGTATTCCCACCGGGAGCGAAGGCTTGCCAGATAGCAGTGTAAATCGGGATGGAACTAGAGGCTAAGCCTTGCGCTGCTACATCAAAAATACAATTGAATGACCGAGCAAAGACATAGGGGCGATCGCCACCTCTCCAAGCTAAACCACTTGCTAAACTCCTTCCCGCGATCGTTGTTTTCACGAATTACGATCGCTCTCTTTAAAATATGACAAACTCACGCCCGATAGTTTTCGCGCTTAGGGGTAAAGTCATACCCAAACAACGACCACGAATTGCAGACGGCAAAGCCTATTACTCAGAGGGTTATGCAACATGGCAAAAAACAGCAAAGCAAGCTTTAATTGCCGTGATCGGGGTTATGCCTGCAATGATAACCCGACATTTCCCATTGACTGCGGTAAAAATAGAGATCGAATTTCACGGCTGCCTGAGAAGTAATGCCGATCTCGACAATTCTGAGGGATCGTGGCTAGATGCAATGGTGCAAGCTGGTATTTTGTCCGGTGACAATATCAGAAAAGTCAATCAAATCGGATCAAAATATTTTGATTTGTCACACCCGGTCTCTGTCATCACAATTACCCCAAACTGGGAACCCATATCGGATGTCGATCCTAGATTGTTGATACCTCCGAGTTCAGTAATAAAGACAACAATCAAGCGATCACCCGCAGCCAAAAAAGCTCAGGCTATGCTCAAAACAACAAAATAGAGGTATCTGAAATGGGATTTAGCCCTAAGTATTCATTTTATATCCGATCGCCCCAATGGCGAAAAAAAGCCTCTCATTTTAGAACAATGACAGGAGGTCGCTGTGTTTTATTGCCTTGGCTAGCGTCTACCGATGCCCATCACTTGACGTATAGACATCTGGAGAGCGAGAAATATCTCCGAGATTGTGTACCCCTTAGTCGCAATGCCCACGACTGGGTGCATAAAGGTTTTATAGGTCAATGGTTGTGGACTGATATCAAAACTCGCAGACCATTTATGAATTTTGGCATTCGGGTAATGGCGATCGGAGTCACAGTGTACGCTGCGATCGCAGGCAAACGCAAAGTCGGCAAACCTAGACACAAAGCCTAGACACAAAGCACAAGACACAGGAAAGAAGCAGATACTCAATGGAGCCATAAACACTATGCTTGATTTAATAAAAAAGAAAGGTCATCAAGTCGAACCGGGCGATCGCATTTTAATAGGTGACAACAGAGGGGATGCGCTAGTTCGCAGGGTTCACTCAGTAGGCGATGAGGCAATACCATCAGAAGTGTATATCACATGGGATACTAACCAATGGAATAACACGGTTAAGCGTACAATCCCAGCTAATGAGACGGTTTATGTCTATCCCCCTACAACAACCGCTACAACCGATCGCCCTTGCCGATATCAATTCCGCTGCGATCGCAGGCAACCGCAAAGTCGGAAAGCCTAGCCACAAACGCGCAAGTCATCAATTCCCAATACTGGGATTAATCTTTAAGCAAACAGACAACAAAAGCAGAGGAAACTACAATGGGATTCTGGAATAAGAGAAACGTCACAGTCGATCAATCTAACGCAAAAATTGGGGTCGAAAATGCCGATGGGATTGTTGCTCATACGATCGCGGGTACAATCACAAATGGGGGTGCGAAGCCCAATTCATCCCCGCGATCGTCGTCTGGTAATGGGGTATCGATCGCAGTTGTGAGTGCTAGCGATTATGACATTGATCCGGATTTTTTAGATGATTTAGATGATTTGCTGTAATTCCCAATACTGGGATTAACCGTGGATAACATTATCCACAGTCGATCGTGCCCAATAACAAACCCGCAAATTCTTTTAAAAAGTTTGCGGGTTTTTAATAATACTATGGTATAATGTAGTAGCAAGCAACAAGCAGGTTAGGACACAAATGAATATAGTATCAGCAAACAAATTCATCCAAGAAGGTTCCGGCATTATTACTTTATGCGGGTCTACAAAATTCTTTAAGGAGTCTATGGAATGTAACAGGCTGCTAACTTTTAAGAACTGGATAGTTTTAATGTGTGGCAGTTGGGGTCATAGTTACCATAAAGACAGAGACAATGAAGGTCGGGATTATGCCCAAGTAAAGCAGCTACATTATCATAAAATATTGCAGTCTGACGCGATAGTGGTAGTTTCCGACCATACTATGTACAAAGGGGACTCAACAAATGAAGAAATAGCTTTTGCCGATTGTCGCAATATCCCAGTTTTCAATTTTGATGGGGAAACCTTTAGCGGACATGAAATGCTCAAGAGTATTCCTCATCAACTTTCTGACACTTCATTGATCGATGATTTCCGGACTACTTACGGAAAGTTGATAATCAATTCCTAATATTAGGATTAATCCCGATCGAGCCCAATAAAAAACCCGCAACCTTTTAAAAGTTTGCGGGTTTTTCGTTATACTATGGTAGGATGTATTTGAACAATAAATCAACCAAGGTAAGGCAAGCTATGTCTAGTCTAACATACTCAAAGACCGAATCGGGATTAGAAGTCATCATCGCTCCTAATGGCGCTGCGTATTGCACACAGTCGAGCTATAGCCGATGGATTGAGGTGCCACAGCAAACAATCTCGGATCGTTCACGGAAACTTGAAATCCTTACAGTGAGTGGATTAGAGGCTGCTACCGATTTTCCGGTAGCAGGTCAATTGATCCGAACATCAATTACGGGAATCCCCGTAATTGACTCAAAGGTAGGCGGACAGGGTATCCCAGCGGATGAGCGGGGGACGTGGGCAATTGAGGAAGTAGCGATCGACTTCGCGGCGTGGTGCAATGTCAAATTCCGAGTTTGGGTATCTCAGCAAATTAAAACCCTGATGACGACCGGGACTGTCTCGATCGCGCCTACCGACCATCAACTGCCAGCGACCTATTTAGAAGCCTTAAAAGCGCTTGTGGAGGGTGAGGAAGAGAAAGAACGGCTAAGAGTGCAAAACGAATTACAAGCCTCTCAGATTGAAGATTTAGAGGAAGATGTCGTTGACATACACCCCAGCCTAAAGGCGTGGGGATTCTAAACTCGAACTAATCGAAAATAGACGAATTTAGGCTTAGCACTTCATCACCCGATACTACCGAGGTAGTTTTACTCAAGCTCTGTGCTCGTTTAGAGTCGTGGCGATGCCCCATCCCGACTTGTTGTATATTTTTTGCTGCGTTTAAGTCGCGATCGTGCTGACTCCCACAGTTTAAGCATTGAATTGATCGAACAGATAGGCTTATTTTACCCCACCGAAAACCGCAGTCTGAGCAAGTTTGAGAGGTCGGCTCCCAGCGATTAATTACTTTAAAATCTCTGCCGTACTTCTCTGATTTACCCTCGCAGAGTGTCCTAAATTCTCCCCAGCCTTGCTGACTAATTGCTCTTGACAGGCTTCTATTTTTTACCATTCCGGCTACGTTTAAATCTTCTAAAATGATGGTTTGGTTTTCACTCACCAATTTAGTCGAAAGTTTGTGCAGGAAATCTTTTCTAGTATCAGCAATCTGATTATGCAGTTTAGCTATTTTTAACCTGGTTTTATTCCTACGTTTTGAGGTTTGGACTTGACGGGATAACTTGCGCTGTAACCTGCGAATTTTACGATCTAGCACTTTGTAGTTTGGACTTTGGGCGGTTGTGCCATCACTCATTACAGCGAAGGTTTTGATACCTAAATCAACACCAACACTTTGATTTTTTGGCTCAACGTGAATAGGGGAAACTTCTACAACAAAGCTCAAAAAATACCTATTTGCACAGTCTTTAATTATTGTGACAGAGCTAGGTTTTGATGGTAATTTTCTTGACCAAACTGGGGAAACATCCCCTATTTTTGCTAGATAGACTTCATTGCCTCGCATCGTAAAAGCGTTACGGGTCAATCTTGCTGACTGACTGTTGGCTTTTTTCTTAAACTTAGGGTAGCCAGCTTTTTTGCCCTTTCTCTTCCCATTGTGAGAATTAAAAAAGTTTGTAAATGCGGTTTCTAAGTCTGCGACAGATTGTTGCAAAGCTACGCTTGACACTTCACTTAGCCAAGCTCTTTCTACTGTCTTTTTTGCATGAGTAGTGACAATTCTGTGCAAGTCGCCTGAGCTAGGCTTTTTTTCGGATTGTTTGCATAGTCTTAGTGCATCATTCCAGACTACCCGGACACACCCAAACAATTGAGCCAAGCTTATTTTTTGTTCGATTGTCGGATAGAATCGGAATTGATACCGCCCTTTCATCTTGCCTCCCTTTTGTTTGTCTTATTATATTATACCATACCCAAAGGCAAAATTACCGGAAAATCCCGATAGCGCGATCGTGCTTAAAGATTAATTCCCAATACTGGGATTAACCGTGAATAAAAAACCCGCAAATTCTTTTAAAAGTTTGCGGGTTTTAAGTGTTTTGAAGAAGAAATCAACAAAGGTAAGTTATTTCTATTGTAGCACCATTATGGGGATTCCCATAAAGGCTTTAAAATCAACCATAGGACGTGCGACCGTACTTGCTTAGTGTTTCCTTAATAAACACTTCAAAGTCGCGCTGACGCTCTCTGAGGGTGTCTATGATGTCATCTTTGGATGCTGTACCGCTAACATTCACAGTCGGGGAATAGGTAACGGTTTGCTGTTGGCTACCGCCGCCGCCAGAGGAACCGAATAAAGTTGATGATTTAGCAGTAGGCATAGATGGCAGTACGCCGATCGCACTCATAAAGCCCTCTCTCAAAGGTCGGATTGTTGCCACCGCGATCGCGCCCGCCGCAGCTACGGCTAAAAGCGCTGTTGTAGCGCCGCCACCAAACACAGAGAAAGCTAAGCCCGCAGCGGTCACAATGCCAGTTATAGCTGAAAAGAATAGGACTGTTGGGGCGATCGCAGCAAGCGCCGCTCCGACGTATACAATACTTTTAACAACTTTGGGGTTTTCTTTAGCCCAATCCGCTGTTTTTTGAATTAGCGGGATCATCTTGTCTAACAAAGCGTTAATTGGTGGCAGCAAGGCATCACCAACCACGATCGCAAGCTTATTCATACTAACGCCCATCCGCGCGACTTCTGATGCTGTTGTATTTGTTTGGATGTCAAATTCACGCTGCAATGATGTAGCTGTTGCCTGTTCATTATTTGCAAGATTTAAAGCGCGTTGTAGCAATTCAACATTACTAGACATCATCCCTAAATCGTCTGAGTATTCCCGACCACCTATTAAGGCAATAGCGCGCGATCGCTTAGCAGCGTCTAGTGAGTTAATCTTAGTTAGAAAATCCGTAATAGCCGCAGATCCGCGCGATCTCACGTCTTCCTCCATCTCTCTAGCAGAATAACCGACCATTGCGATCCCGCGTTTAAATCTAGCAGATCCAACAGTTGCAGCACTCATTGATCCAACTAGAAAATTAATCGCCGTGCCTGCTTTAGCGGGTACAATTCCCAGTGACAAAATAGCACCAGAAAGCGCCGCAGTTTCTCTATAGGTTAATCCCGCTTGTGCTGCCAGACCGGAAACACGCGGTAACACTTTAGTTATCTCTTTAGCGCTTGCTGCCATATTATTAGAAAGTTCGTTTATCGTTCCTCCTAAATCGTTCATTTCATCGACCGAAAGTTTGAAAATATTTCTAATTTTCGCGGCGCTTTCCCCAGCTTCATCGGCTGGCAAATCAAAAGCAAACGCCATCTTTCCGACTGTTTCTGTGAACTTTATAACCTCATCAGACGCTATCCCGTATTGTGCAGCAGCAGCAGCAAGCGCGGCGATTTTATTCGGATCAACTACTTTTAAAGTATTAGATAAGTCTAATATTTCCCCTTTCATTGCTGCCAGTTTGTCGGGGGTCAAATCGAGAATTTTATTGATACTTGTGATGCTTGTCTCGAATTTTGTTGAGGCATCAAACGCCACAGCACCAAGCGCGACTAACGGCGCTGTAATGTAGGTCTGTGCACCTCCTACGACCTCATTCATCGCTCTTTGAGCATCGCTAATACGCTTTAATTCATCAGCGCCAGAACTTGCTAATTTCTGTAAACCGGGTGTTACGTTATCGGTTAGATCCGCCTGTACTCCTAACTTTATCACGCCCATTAATTAATCCCAATGTTGGGAATTATTTTTGCCGTCGTCTTATCTCGGTTGCTTCCTCTTCCATTAGTGCGATCGCTTCAAGTATAAATATCTCTTGAGCCTTTTGGGGTAACGGTGCTATTTGCGCTAAGAAATCGTATCCGCACCATTTTGAGAGGATGATAACGGTTCTGGGATCGATAACTCGAACTTTCCCTGGTTAATGCTTACCTTAAGCAAAATTGCAGCCAATAGCCAGCCTATCCCGCCCTCGGTAACTGGTAGATCAAAATGTTGGGTTAAGACAGGCTGTCCGTTAATCTTACAATAACTGGTAATATCTTTGACGTGAGCCAACAAGCGCCCGGACTCTTCTACGTTCTTAGACCATAAAGTATTCTGAAAAATATCGTTATCACTGTTGTCAAAAGTGATTTCTGTTTTGTCAAAAGTGAAGTGCCTAGAATTTACAACGTCTAATGAGTTGTCTAGTATTTTAAACCGATCGCCCTCACAGAGTAGCACACATCCCATTAACCCAGTCATCTCTACCCCGTCACCTAATGATTTACGGCCTATCCCCGCGCGTTGTAAATTTTCTGCCGTTGTGGGCAAGGTCTTACCGTCTATTTCAACAGTTGAAACAGCGCCTAAGAATGCAAGTTTTGACAATACATCTCGTGGCGCTAATTCGTAATCAAAATAATGTTGGCCCGGTTTATTGTAGTTGAGAATTAATGCACCCTTTGGGAGTTTTAGGCTAGCTAGTGACATATTCAATAGGCTAAGGTTCTCTGCAATCTTAGCCTATTGATTGTAGATTAGGTGCACATCTTGATCATTGTCTTCTTTTTTGACTTTAGCCGTCGTAGTTTTCCCTACTCGGTTTTTTTTGTTGATCGCCCGCTGTTTAAGAGATTCCCGTGTTTTCTTTTGCCGCGCTTGACTAGCTGCCAATTCTTCAGCCGTGCAAGCCTTGTGGCGTACATTTAAAGGTGCATTGATAAAACATTCATCGCACCAGTGCCAGTAATCCGTCCTACTATCGTTGTTGGAAAACATAAATCCACAGAGTAGGCAAGTCCTGGTAATGCAGGGTAACGGTGGATACACGATGTCCGATCCTTTAAAAGTCATTTATTTTTTTCTCCGATTGTGTTGTTCCTATGTTATACTATACTATAGTAACAAAGAACAATCGGAGAGTTATGATCAGTTTAACCGATTACAAAAGCCCTGAGTTAACTAAAGCGATTGCCGACTTTGAGAAAGGCAACGGCTCGATCTCCCGTATTTCTCGGTTTGTCAATGTGTTTGGCCTTTGGGTTGAGGATTGTCTGATTGATCCTGACAATTTTATCGCAGCGGCTGTCGCTAATCCTAATAAACCATTTACTCCGACAGATAGGGCTGAAGTGGTATATTCTCTATTCTCAGAAGGAAGTGTAACACCAAAAGTACAGACTGCAATTGACAAGTTAGAGTCTCGGTTTCATACCATAAAGGTCGGGGATGAGCTTGACAATTTGCTTAGCGCTTTGATACTAGCGATCGCGATCGCGTCTGCGTCTGAGGCTGCCATCAGCGAAGGGTAAAAGGCAATTTAAAACCCGATCGCGCGATCGGGTTTTGTCCTGTTATTCCCATTGTTGGGAATATCATTAACCGTGTACCAATTCAACTCCGATCGTGTCGGAGGAACCTGTAGGAAGTCTCCAAACCACTACGCCGTTCTCTGTTCGCCATGAGTCGGAGACTTGTAATTTGACGCTACCGTCATCAGCTTTATCTGGACTCACAGAGCGCCCCGGTCGGCTAACATAACCTGAGAAAAACTCACCATCGCTAATCGCGACAGTAGGTGATGTCATGTCTACATTTAGTACCATCAAAGTTACTATCAACTTTGTATTAAAGGCATTTTCCACAAACCTTAAAAAAGCAGGATTTTTTCTATGATCCTTGAGTGACATAGTTAATTCTGCTGCCTGAATTGATCGCGCCTCTGGTTTTGTAAAGTCAGTCCCGACTACCATATCAGTATCATAATTCCTGGTAAATTCTGGCAAGTCAATTGTCTTGACCTCACCGTTAACCAGTATTACCCCGTCAACATCAACAAACGCAACTTTTAGCATATTTCTAACTCACAAAGATTGTTATTTCTGCAATGCGATCGGCCTGATTATCACCTTTCAAAAGGACATCATAAACCAGACGGCGATCGGCTGTGTCCGACTTTTCACTACTGAAATTGACTACACCATAAGGCAGCAGAGAGGCTTCTGGTTCACGGTTCAAAGCGTCGCGGATAGCTTGAGCAATAGCCTCTAGATGTACTAAATCAAAGGGTTTTTGCCTCCAGTCAAAAGCTACTCTGTCAGCCAAGGATTGAGCTTTTGCCCTCAGTCTAGCAATATTAAACGGCAATCCATTTGTCATAATAGATGTCATGATCCTATCACTTCCCCATGTTATGCCTTTAGCCTGCAATAGTGCAGAGTCTGCAAGAGTAATGGCGATCGCAGATTCTTTTAGTGACTTTCCGTTAGGGTTCTCCCAATAGTCTAACAGTGCCACGGCTGCGACCAAGTGAACGCCAGCACCCTCAACCCCGCGATCGCTAGTGCGGATAGGGAATACCGCAGCCGCGTTAGCAGAAGTGAGTAATGGGATCGCGGCTGTAGCACTAATGCCCGGTTGTGTGTACACTGCGATCGCACCCAAAGCGATCGCTTTGTTATTTAATGCAATGGCAATTTCTGCGGTAATTTCAACACCAGCGGTAACAATCAGGGTAGGTTCGCGCCCGCCAACGGCTGCAACAAGCCCGATCGCACTTATTAAGTCAATCGTGTCATAGTTCGCGACCGAGTAGGTAACGCGAACAGTACCAAGCGCCGGAATTGTACTCGCAGCCGTGCGGGTTATTATCCCTGTAAGTGGGGCGATCGTGAAGTGTGTAGGGGATACATAGGTTATATCGGCAGCTACGTTAGTTACGATTATGGGGGCGACTATGTTAGGGTGTTCTAACTTGATTATGCCAGAGGCATTAAATGTGTAGTTTTTAGCTGCTACCGCTGCAACTGCAACCGACGGCGTACTATTGACTGCGATAATAGGTACTTGGACATATTTAAAAATCGTCTCGATCGCATCAACTAAACCGTAAGATTCGCGTCCTTTACCTGAAGCAGTAGATAATGACAAACGCTCCCCATACTTTGCGATCGCGCTGGTTAGAGAGGTAATTAAAGTAGGGTTGCCGTCACCTTTTGCAGCGTTCCCAACTACTGCAATAATGTCCCACGGGGATCTCGGTAGCCTGACACCTTGTTCTACCAGAATGCTATTCATAGTATATCAATCCTCATTGTTGCTATTTGTGGGCTGGTCGTTGCTATCTCATTAATTCGCTGCCTTCCCACTATATCAAAAGTTTGCTCTAGTACCCATCTTTTTTGTTGAAAATATTCGCGGCGGGTATCAAAAGTTAAATCGAATAAAGCGCTTGTGACTTTTAGGTTTTCAAGTGCTGATTCTACTCTTTCTGCTACTTTCCCGGCCCCCGTTGCTTGATAGTATTCTGGCAAGCTTATTACTATTAATACTTTCTGGATTCGCGTCTGGAAATTAGCCGAAAACGTGCGATCGTTCTCGATCGTTCTCTCACTAGGGAATAGGATCAAAATGTCGCCAGCGTTATCCGCGATCGCTAGCTCTTGCACTTTGTTAGGGTGTATCCTTAGCAATACGTTAGGTGCAAGTGTCGCGCGCACGGGTGCTAACGCTGATGAAATTTCTGTCCTGATTTGCTCAGAATCGAACATACTATAGAAAGAGACGGACAAAAGCCGCCTCAGAGTTTAACTACTTCAAACAATCGATATTTACTTTTAAAGTGTAGCACGTTTTGCCGATTAATCATCTATTCCCAACACTGAGAATTCTAAAAATGACAGATTCCGCGATCGGGCAAATAGCCGTAAGGCATGGAGAAATCACGCGATTTGAAGAGTTTTTAAGAGACAGAGGCTTTACGCCGCAAACCACAGAATGCGACCGGACTGTGCTCAAAAACTGCTATGCTGACAAGCGAATCTACGGACATGGGATGCTCCAAACCGGAGTTACTATAATTCTGGTAGATAGCCAATTTATAAATAAACAGAGAGTTGTTAAATATTGGCAGATTAAGATATGATAAGACTGTTAACCTCGGAGACACAATATTCAAGGGTTTAGGAACAAAGGGTCGAACCGCTGTTAATCTGGCGGTTTTTTATTGCGCCCGATCGCCCCGTCAGATAATGGGAAAAGTCATAGGATGTACTGGTAATTTTATAATATATATCGTTCTGTGACAACCTCAAACCTATACACTATAACGATTTTACCCCAATACCAAAACGGGACGTGACTGAGGTTTGAAGCGCGCGATCGCCCGATTCAACTAACGGGCTCATCTATGTCGAAAGTATTCTGCATTAAAGCCTCTAAAGGACTGCGGACACGCCCCGCTAAAGCGTCATCAGTACCGATTACGGTATATGTGAGCTTGCGTTCATCAAACGAGTCATAAAACGCCGTTTTCCCGGCGCTTTCAAGTAGGTCTGAGGTAGTAATGCGATCGACACTTTCAATCTGATTAACCTGTTCTAAAATTTGCCTTGATGCGATCGGACTGCTACCGCCTATCACATTGCGATCTAGTAACTGCGAATTTCCACCTATTCCAGTTCTGTTTTGATGCCATTCTAAACCTCTGTTGAGAATGTCGCTAGTAGTGCGATCTATAATCTTTTCCGGATCTATTTTCAGTATATAGTTATTAGGATCTGCAATCAGATTTCTACTTTCCCTATAAACAGTATCGCCGGTATTGTTTATTAATCTGTCGTTATAATACCGGATCAAATCTTCATTGATTACCGCATCTTTAACCTCAGTTTTTACAAAATCTTTAGCAGCGTCTCTAATGGCGTTACCAGGACTTTCCTTAAAAGCTGCTTGCCAGTCTTTAGACTCACCTGACGCCATCTTTTTTGCTTCATTAATTACCTTTTCTGCTACCTTTGTTGCGATGTATTTCTTAGCAATATTGCCACCCGCCCATTTTGCTATAACCTTGGCAGATCCCTTTGTCAATGCACCCGCGGCTACTTTGATCACGATCGGAATTATTGCTAGCATTGAGTTAATTTAGTTGTTTCCTAACAAATTATGCCTAAATGGTTAAGTGTTGAACCCAGATTAATAAAACCGACTAAAGACTGTTTTTTTACCTGTGACTGTGGCAGAAATTGGCATCCGGGATGGGTGGTAGCAAAGATCCACTTACCCATAGTAGACCATTCCAGCGAGTTTAGGCTTGTTTGTAGCAAAAACGGGGAATATCAATGGATAGCTGCAAATCGCATCAAATACCGAGGTGAGAGTCACCTATTTGATACGGATCGCTATCAGCGTAAATTCAACTGGAATAAATACAGAATCGCGCCTTAATTCCCAACATTGAGAATGCCTAGGCTATAAACTTTTAGAATTAGAAAATACGTTTAATTCTAGCCGTTCCCCAAAGTTTTGGGCATAAGCTGGCATCGAAGTACGATCGAGACTTAGCAATATAAAATCATAAGTTCGATCGGCTAATATGCAACTACCTCCCACACCGGGGACTATCCACAACGGCAATATTTTTGGCTGTTGCACGTGACCTCTGTATACTCTATTTTGTTGCCCATTGTTAGGCATTGCAAACGATTCTAAGCTAGTTGTTATATATAGTCGAGCTAATACCGGGAATAATTCGGAACCTGTAGGATTGCCTAAAATATCAATAACACCGCCTAATGATCTCTCAAAAGTTAGCGACGTTAACTGGTAATCGGATTTTAAAAAAGGTACACTTGGGAGAGTGCTTTTTATTAGTTGGTTTAATGATGTCATACTCTGACTTCTCCCTAAAATATGGTACGGAATTTAATGAGCTAATCTACTCCGATTGGCTACCAGTTGCGACAGCTAAAGCCTCAATATTCCCTTTAGCTTATAGGCCTTTAGCGACAGAATATTATCTAGGTTGGTTGCTTTGCACTACTTCAGGAGATCGGCACACTTCAGAGATTAAAAGCTTTGAAGTCAAACCAGAAGGGTATTCGGTAAGCTACAGCAACGGCAACGGATCTCAATGCGATCGCTGGTTAAAGTTCTTAAGACAGTTAGCGATCGCCGCCAATATTGAGATTCCAGAACGCGAGCAAACAAGAACTTTCGGGGGCGATCGAACTGAGGTTTTCAATCACCCGTTTTAAGTTCAAGCTAAGCCTTGTTTTAGCTGATTGATCCGGGTTGCGATCGAGGTTCTTACTGATTTTCTCTGCTCTGTTTTTAGCCAAGCGTCAAGCACCATTAAATCCACAGTCGAATTAATTACGGTTGCCGCTTCCTCTATTGCGTAAGAGCCAAGATCTATAATTTCAGTATTAGCCATCGGATCGATTGTCTCTGACTGCTGTACAACCTCGATCGCTTTCAGCTTAGAAAATCTTTGATAATCCGGATGCTCTTGTAGCTGTTGGATCTTGGTTTCGTCTAGTGCATTTGTGCCAGCGACTAGCGCGATCTTGTCAAACGATAGAACTACACCCGGTTTCATTGCTGGCAAACATCTCTCAGGGTAGAATATTACGACTTGTGGCATGGTTTTTGAGTTATTTGTTAATCGATTAATCCCGGCAAAACCTAAACAGCTTCAACAACATCAATATATTTAATGCCAGCCGGATCGTGAATCATTGTGCCTGATGAACACGAGAAAAACGGGAAGATTCTAGTTAATCCTTGTGTTGGTGCTAAAAATTGCTCATCAACTAACTGAGCAACTGTAGACTCGATCCGGCGACTGACTACCGCGGGATCTCTCGTGTAAACAACCATCCGATCGCGGTTAGTCACGCCCGGTCGAACTCCATATTTTTCGAGAATATCGCTCGAACTAAATGGCGATCGGATGAAACTAGCAGAATTACCCGCAGGAGAGGTTCCCAGTTGCTCGATCGCAGCGTCTAAAGCTGAAACATCGCCATTTTGAGGGTTCATTATTCGCGACGCTAATACCCGCATTCTTGGAGATAATAAAATCGTGTCAGGCTCTAAAACTGTCTCCCCATCGGCACTTAATCCGGCGCTTAGGATAGTATCAATCAGAAATTCAACCCACTGAGCATAAGTCGCAGTATTAGGGTTGAAAGCTGACAGGGTAAAACTAACGTTAGGGTTATTATATAACCCGGTATAACCTAGAACAGGTTCCCCGATCGCCGCAAACCTGTTTAGACGTTTAGCTATCTCAGACCGAACTATGTCAATTTTCCGGTTTTCTACTAATTGCCTGATTCTTAGCGCGTCTTGTGTCCGAGCCTCTTGCCACATTACAGAATATCCTTTTGCTGCCATTACAACAGGATAATTATCTGTAGTTAAAGTAACGGGGGTTAACGGGATATCGGCAGCGCCTGGTGCTAATAGGATTGCTTCTTCCCCTAAGTTTCCACCCATAAAGATCGCGCCGACCTCATCTTTCCCCGGGGGGAGATCGCCCGTAGTAGGGATCAGTGTTCCATTCTCAAAAGGATATTGAGGAAATCGGTAGTTATTCCGAATTTCTAAACCTTCGGCTATGTATTGCCATAATGCAGAAACTGCCATTGTCAGACCTCTCTAAACTCCCATTGTTGGGATTAATAACTGAGCTTTGAAATGTTGGGAATTAAGGCAAATTGAGCGAACAAATTGCCACTTTATCCGCGCCGATCGTAGATAAGAATCGAGCGTTAGGTACTAATACCGCATTAGCGCCTGCTACGTTTGTAGCTTGACCTTGTGTCAAACCAGGAGTAAATATTGTGAATACAGGGTCGCCAGCTTTCACGGCTGCGACAACTAGCACTCCTATTACACCACGGAAATAATACGCGACCTGATCCTTGGGCGGGTGCTCGTCCTTCAAATACCAGCGCTTGCAAGCTCCCACAATAATAGAATTAGCATTGACTGGTAAAATCACCCCACGGCGTTCTAGATTGCCTTCTAAAGCAGTCGCGATCGCCACAAAGTAACCGGGTTTGATCGCTGCGACAGCCTCTGCGTTGTAGGCAGTCCGTGCGCTGTCCTCTTGTCCTGACATTGCCAACTCGCCCGCAACAATTGTGTTAGATAACTCAGGCATTGATAGATCCTCTGGGTTTTATTGTTTCCAAGCATTCTCATAGCTGATGATTGCTTCGTTAGTGTCAGCTAGATCGCTTTTTGCTGCGATCGTATCATCTGGCATTTCTGGGGGTATTTTTGAGCTTTTTTTGTTTAGTGCAGCCGATCGCTTTTTAGCCATATTGACTACAATCTCGATCGCTCTTAATTCTGCCGTAGCATCCGGTGTTACCAGAAAGTCCGCAAGCGATCGAGCAAATAACTCATCAAACTCATGACTTGGCATTTTAGTCTCACTAACCAAACCTTCAGCATCCGATCTCAGACTAGCGTATTTTTGGCTAATCTCAGCATCTTTCTGATATTTTGATACTGACGCTTGCAAAACTAGCACCTGCGTCTTTAAAGCCTCATTCTCTGCCTTGTGTGTGATTAAGTCAGCCTGTGATTGTCTGTACTTATCATCTAGATCCAAGTATGCCGGGTCTCTTTTGATATCGTCTACTCTTTCTGTCATTTTTTCTAAAGCTTCCTTAACTTTTTGTACTCCGACCGCTTTGATAATTTGCTGTAAATTCTCAGGAAGACCGCGATCGGCGCGCCCTATTCCTACTGTAGCATCTGCCGGAATAGAAACTGCACTGATCTCGAAAATTTCCCATTCGATCGCTTTTACTTTTTTGGGGCTGACTAATTTAGAATCCCATTCATCACCTTCCCAAACTGCATTACTCAATACCTCATGTTTATACACTCGATAGCCTACACTAATTCCCTTTATAATGCCGTCTTTGACATTTTGATATAATTCCTCTGTAGCAGCCGATCGCGACATCTTGGCTACTGCTAAACCTCGATCTCCCTCCCATTTAATCGAACTAATAACACCGCGAACCTGATCCGGATCATGATTCCACAAAAACTGGATTAAACCCGAATTAAGCCGATCGCCCTTAATTGCCTCTTCCCTACAATCTAAAATCTCATCAACTATTTCCCATCTTTCCCAGTCCATACGGCGATGTGGGATACTACTAGCAAAGCTAAATTCTAGTGTTTTTATTCCCTCAGTATCGATCCCCGCGATCGTCTCAGACACATCACGATAATTCATAGTCATATCACAAAATCCCAGTGTTGGGAATATCATTAATCCTTTAAAAGATAGCACATTAATCGCAATTACAGCGCGATCGCCAATGAGTATAATAGGGGAAGTCACAGGACATACTGCTATTTTTATAATATATATTGTTCTATGACTAGCTCAAACCTATACACAGTAACGATTTTGCCCCAATATCAGAACAGGTCGGGGCGATCGGGCGGTGCTACAATATAAAAAATGTTGAGAACGCTAATATGCCTTACAAAATCGTCTATTTACACCGGGTCATTGCAGAACGGACAATCTGCCGTCAACTGAGAAAAGGAGAGGTCGTACACCATTTAAACGGCAATACAGAGGACAATAGCTACGACAATTTAGAGGTATGTTCTAGCGCATCGGTGCATCGGTTGCACCACCGCCGATCGCACTCCGACAATTTCCAACCCGATCGCCCTTTAGAGCGGGTTGGCGACCTCTGGCTTTAATAGGGAGTCACAGAATGTACTGGTATTTTTATAATATATAGTCTTCTGTGACAGACTCAAGCCTATACACAGTAACGATTTTACCCCAATATCAAAACAGGTCGGGCGATCGGGCGATCGCCCCGCTAAATGCCAGCCAATTCTGCAATTCGACTTCCGACAGTCTCAGCATCTAGGATCGAATTTTCAACAGTTTTCTGTAGCGCGGTAATTAACCCGTTAGGATCGCGCGGTTCGTCAATTCTCAATGGGAATTTCCCCCAATTCCCAATATCACCATAATTAAACTGGATAATCGGGCGGATTAGTTGCTCTACCAATTCCTCCCCAAAAATACCCGCATCGGTACGGCTAGCCATTCTTAATATCTCAGTGTGTCCGCTGTTTAAATTCGAGTCGCCCGACCCGGATTCCCCTTGTCCTAAAATTGTCTCAGGTATTAAAAAACTCATCAAAATTCCTTGCCTGAGTAGTCTTAAAACTGAAACAAAAAAAGCGCCGTCCGTCTGTTGCGCGATCGCCAAAATTTCATCAAGCGCGTCGATTACCATTACCCCGCTGTTGCGGGCCTCTTCTAACTTTTCTAGCATAATTTTTGCTGCCTCATCGGTTCCGGCGTTACTCTTTCCAACTAATAGCGGCGTTGCTTGCCGTTGCGCTGCGATCGCCATTGAAAGCATCACTAACCTGTATTGTTCCCAAAATGGGATCGCCCTTGCTAGCGTAGCAACACCCGCCGGATTATTCCCTAAGTTAAAGCACTCTTCATTTTTTATATGCAAAAAATCGGTTAATTCAATATCTAACTCACCTTTTTTAAACCTAGTTTCTAGGGTTAAATCGTCTCTCAGTTTAAATTTTATAAACCGCGGATCAACCCAATTCAATCCCGCTATTACTGCTTTTCTTGCCCTGACTTCGTGCCATTTTTCAGTAATAGAAAATCCGTAATAAATTGATGAGGCAATCTTGCTTTGATGAGTTTTGAAACTACCTGGTAAATCTTCAATTTGCTTTAGAATATCTTGCTGAATTTTCGGGTCATCATGCGAGTATTCCTGCAAGTATGACAGCATTAATAAAATGCGAACCTTAGCCGCAGCGGCGATCCAAGGCTGCTTAAGCATAGTGGCGTAGTCATTAACGTAGTTATTCCCGTAACCGCCCGACGTACTGGTAGACCAGCCATTTTTGAACCAGTGAGAAGAGGATTCGCCATAGCCTAAACTCTGACTTATAAGCGAAACTAATGGTGTTAGGGCTTCAGTCTGCATAATTGTGATTAATCCCAGTGTTGGGAATTCCTGGATAGTATGCTATAGTGTAGTAGACCTTGAGGAACAAGTGCTAAGAGATGTATAACACAATAAAAAGAGTAAGAACATTTGAGACTCTAAAAGTAGGCGATGAGCTTATCACTGATGGCATTGTTACAACCGTGCTAGACATTGTACCAAGCACACCCGATCGCCCGACTTGGAGGGTCTACAGTCAAGATACACGCACAGGCTCAATTAGCCTAAAATCTGGCACAGAGGATCAAGTCCTCTTTATTGTTCCCCCAAAGAATGACCAAAGTTGGCCTACTTTGAAATAGCGTATTACCCATCTGCACACACAGGATATACCTCATGATACCAGAAATTGTAAAGAAATGGTTTCAGCCGATCGCTCTGACAAATCCTAATGAATGCTTTCAAGATCTAAAATCGTGGGAATTGAAACCGGGCGATCGGGTGTTTGTTGGAATTTCTCAAGGGGGTGCGACAATCGAGTCGATCGCAGTCGATAGAGTAATGGGCACCGCTACAATAGTATGGGATGACAAGTACGATCGTAAGCGATTGCTCTCAGTCTTCAGTAGCAAACACATTTTTTACGTTTATCTTCAGTAAAAACTAGAAAACATCATGTTACAAACTTGGACGGCTACGATCGTTAAACGGGAAATAACAGATACCGCATATTATTCGGAGTCTGGAACATTCAATCGTCACGCAGGAACTAAGTATCATTTAGTTACCAAGGAAGGCTTATTTATCGAATTTGTGCAGACTCTGCTAGTAGTCACGCGACAACCTGCCGACAATCGAGAGTATTATAAATCTCACGGTTTTCCCTCACCCTGTAAAGAAGGTGATGAAGTAATCTTAACCGGTGAAATCCTCAAAAACTACGGGCAAAAAATCATAATTGATTGTTTTTCGATGGAGGAAGATCCCGCAAAATACCCAGAAGCTAATGATTAAAATGTGGGATGGGCAAACTGTACACCAACACTAGGGACTATCGGATCTCTAGTGTGTACCAAGTCAAAACAAGCAAAAGCGCTAGCCGCCGCCATCACTGTGTCATCATGACCGGAAACAGCGCGCCGATCGTCTTTTGAAAACTTTTTAAACTCTTCTACCCCCTCCCAAGTTTTAGGGTAATTTATTGCATTTTCCTCTACAAATAGCTTTAATCTGTCAGTATTAATAATTTTACTCGACTTAGTTGATAATATGCCTTGGATACGGATATCAGGCATTTTTTCGGCTAAGCTTTCGGCTATCACCTTGCCTCCTGAATTTATTTCTACCCCCATTATTAGCGGGGGATATCGTCTTATAAACGGAATTAAAGCCCTAATCGATGTCGATACTGGTGTTTTGTTTTTGCGGTACTCATAAGCCAGATTATAGGGCACTGTGGATACATCCCAAGCCTGAGCCGTGAAGTAATCATCCCCGCCATAGTTAGGATCGATCCCCCACAGATAGCGGCGATTGTGAATAGGTGAGGCATAGTTACCGATCGCGCAAGCATCAACAGCCTCGACATCAAATAGCATAGACTCTGCTTTTTTAATGTGCCAGTTGCCATATAAGAGCCGATCGCGATCAACTGAGTTCTGAGCTTGTAAGTTCGCCAGATAACCCGGATCTGCTTTTAGCAATGTCGGATTATCCTCTACTGTTGCACCAATAAATGTAAAGCTTTTAGGTAGGCAACCCGGATATTTTATCTGCAATTCCTGTTTCGTATCTCCCCAAAGGATAATATCATCAACTACTATAAAAAACCTTATTTTCCCCGCTTTTTTGGGGTCTGCATAACCGTCTGCACCTATCCACCAATCAACTAATTCAGCTACCCAGCTATCAGCATCAGGGTTGCAAGTTGCTCTCATTTTTGGCTCGAAACCGTGGGGCGATCGTAACCTAGAAAGCAGATAGAAAAATTGCTTTTTAGTAAAATGTGTTACCTCATCAAAACCTACGTAGGGTAATTGTGCACCTTGCCAGTTATTGACGTTTTTTTCGTGCTGCAAATGCGAGAATCTGATTGTAGCACCGCTGGGGAAAGTCCATTCTAGCCGCGTCTGATGCGCGGTCGCCCCCTTTAACGGATACCATCTCTGAGACTCATCCCACAATCCACCCTCATTGCATATTTCTGGGTATGTCCTACGTAAAATAACGGCGCTGTAAATGCCATTATCAATATGTTTTGCAGCGTCCCAAAGTAACCATGTAGTCTTCCCGGGCCCCGCGCCGCCTCCAAACAATAAAACTTCTGCTTTACTTTTGAGTGCCAGCGCTTGCTTAGGGTGTGGTGATGGGAAATCTGCAAATTTTTGCCGTTTCCCTCTGGCGATTTCTGCCATTTTTCTTAACTGCAAGGCTTTAGCTAATGGCATCGTTTTCTACCTTGCTAGCTGGTAACAAATATTGCTCTGAGTCGTCTGTCACATCTATAATTTCATGCTTAACCGCATCTAATTCGATACCGTCTGGCGCGATCGCCGTGGCACTGACTGATATATCACCTAATACCTCTGCGGCCCTTACAAGCTCTCGCAACTGTAGCAAATTAATCTCATCTTCCCCGATCGTCTCAGTGATTTTAGCAAGTGTTGCGGACATTGTTTCGCCTAATTGATTCATCCACTTTTTCGCGATCGAATTTCTGTACTGCCAGTAAACCGCATCTAAATGCGGCGATGTTTTGACTCTCTCACTAATAGGTATTTGTTTCTTTCCTGGTATGTGAAAGTGATTTTCGGCCGCTTTAATGCCTAAGACATCTCGCATTGCGACCATCATGCAGCATTGCTCATCGGTTAGTTTTGGGTGCAACCTCCGCAAAAACGGATCTTTATTCCTCATGAGTTTTAACTGAAATTGATTGCGAATATCCCTAAAAGTAACACAGAATAGAACAAAAGCGATCGAGATTTTAGTCACGATCGCCTCAGTTATTAATTAATTCCCAACACTGGGATTACTAGAACGGGACTAACTCTGAGAATGCTTGGTCTACGATCGTTCTTAAAGTGTCAAAATGGTCGATCGTCAAAGGTGCTACGTTAAGCATTTTTTCGAGTTGCTCGATCGCCGCGTGTTTGGGTGCTTGAATTTTCATCAGCTCGATCGCCAGGCTAACCGTGATCTGATTCTTGCGGGTAAGACTTAACTCGTCAAAAGTCAAAACTTTTGCGCGTTCTAAAAATTTAGCCATTCGTTCGCTATCGATCGTGACTGCATTTAACTTATACGCAGACTCAATCTTCTCCATAAACTCGCTGTAAAGTCCACCGATAAAATTGATCGTTTTCACTTCATCAAAAGACTCGGCAGCGGGTTCTTGAGCGGGTTCTTGAGCTCTTAACGGCGCGTTAGGGTACGTTATGCCCGATCGCCCGGTTTGTGGCGTTTGACCACTAAAACCCGATTTTGTGGCAACTGATGGCTGGCTATAACTTTTGCCTTCATCATCGCTGAATACCCAAGATGCGGGGATCTCTGCGATCGGATAATCGCATCTGTTAGCGTTACTTAGAGCTATTTGTGCTATTTGTTGCCAGTCCGGGCGACCTTCCCCCATAAAAAACGGCAATTCGACACCATCACACAGCATATTGCAGTATAAAATACTGCCAGGGTTTGCCGATTTTGTTTTTGCGGGATCGGCGGGTGTCGGATTAATCCCTATCTGTCCGTTTTGCGCTTGCTCAGGACTCAGGCTTGCCATTGCCCACAACATCCCACGTGCAAAGCTTGTTCCTGATCCCGTCTCAAACTTGTAAACTTGGCTGTTTTCATCCTCTAGCAATAATCCGACTTTCCAGCCGTCTTTACCGCCGCGATTCGCTTCATAGATGCTTAAACCCCGCAGACCTCCAGCTTTGCTTTGAAAGCTTACCGCGTCAACCTTTACAGGTTCACCATTTGAGACTGTAAACCATAACCCGCCTTTGGTGCGGTTGCAGTATACAATTTGAACGCCTAGCCGAAAGGTTAAAAATCCTGTTTGCTTAGTCATGTTTAGATCCGTTTAGTTCTGTTTAGTTCTGTTTGCTTCTGTCTAACTGTCTAACTATCTAACTATACCATAGTATCTCCCAGAATCCGAAAAAAATAAAAAAAATATTTTTGGTCGGGGCGATCGACACCTTTTCGCTCGATCGCCCGCTGTCGCACATAGGGGAAAAGTCATAGGATATTAGTCATATTTATATACTATATAGCGGTCTGTGACAGGCTTAAACCTATATGCAGTAACGATTACAGCTATTTTAAAAACTCGGTGTCAGAATGCCCTATAATCCCCATAATCTGACACCGGAGGCAGAGCAAATTAATGGCGATCGGGGCAAAAGTAGGAGAATCTACCGGATAAACTAAAATATTATAGTATAATAATAAGGACGGGATAACTAGAGACTACCCGCCCAAAATCTAACCCTACTCAATTAGGACTCGACTTATGGACATTATAACAGTACAGCAGCAACTTGTGGCAGACGGTTTTCGCGTTTCGATCGCCGACATCGAATCGCTAACAGGACATTTTAAGGTCGCCGTAGCAATTGGTAAAATAAAGCAGTCAACAGCACCCGATCGTAATCAATATCCGCTTGGTCAAGTTGTCGCCTTTTTACTCAAACAACCCAAGCCCTACAATGTCGAGGGATGGTGGTCAAAGGCAATTAAAGCTTGTCCTAAATTAGCAGAGTTTAAGAGTTCAGCAAGCTATAGCAAAAATGTTACACAACAAAAAACGTGTGATGGGGTCGCCTCTCTTCCGTTTATTGGTGTTGTCTATTTATCGGCTGTTTTCAGTGCTGAACGCTGCGAGAGCGTCGCCACAGAGACGATCGCAGCTAATAGTCAAATAATGGAGAAAAGCTTTGAGATAGACGGTCGGATTCCGGTAATAAATGGCTACGTTTATGTGTTGCGTGACAAAGGCCATCAGATAATTAAATTGGGCTTTACTTCCGACCCGGACGCTCGCTTGAGTCAGCATCGATCGAGCAACCCGTTCTTAATTCCGATCGCATTATTTCCCGTCAACTCCCAACTCTGCGAGACTGTAGCACATGACTTTCTAAAGCCTTACCGCGTTATAGGTACTCGTGAATGGTACTATGATGTACCTGAAGTTTTAGAGGCAATTTCAAAGCTTTTCTGTATCTAGTCACTCGCAGGTAAATAAATTGCAGCCGGGTCATTCTCTGGCTGCATTTTAATAGGACGCTACAGAAATAACCGGACTCTACCATTAACAGTTGGGCAATGTTTTTTATCAAAAATATTTTAAACATTTTGGCTTTTTTACTTTTGCTTTGCTTTGCTTTAATGTAGCTTCAGTATGCTAAATTTTCCTAGTTTTAAAAAATGCTCAGAGGGGGGGTCTAGGGGGGTATGCTGGGGTAGCACTTTTCAAGCTAAATTTATAATGATTTATGATGCTAGCTTCAAAGTTTTATAATCAAGATTAATCATGATTAATTAGCAAAACTTTAAGAAACTTTAAGAAACTTTAGCAAAACTTTAGCAAAACTTTAGCAAAACTTTAGCAAAACTTTGTAAAAACTTCTTAAAACAAAAATTGCTTTAACTTCATTCATTATATTAATTAATCTTGCTTCTAACTTGAAGTTGCTATTAAGAAATAATCTGAAGGGGGGGTCTAGTGAGGGGGGGCTGGGGTACTACATAGCAACTCAAAGCTAATATTTTCTTGATAATATTTCTTGATAATATTTTCTTGATAATATTTTCTTGATAATATTTTCTTGATAATATTTTCTTGATAATATTTTCTTGATAATATTTTCTTGATAATATTTTCTTGATAATATTTTCTTGATAATATTTTCTTGATTTTAAGTTGCTGGTTTCGATCGCCCTCCCCTATCATGCACCTATACCACCTATACACCTATACACCTATACACCTATACCACCTATGCCTATGCCTATGCCTATGCCTATGCCTTGCCTTAGCCATGCCTATGCCTTGCCTTGCCTTACCTTGCCTTGCCTTACCTTGCCTATGCCTTGCCTTACCTTGCCTATGCCTTGCCTTGCCTTACCTTGCCTTACCTTGCCATGCCTATGCCTTGCCTTACCTTGCCTTGCCTTGCCTTACCTTGCCTTGCCATGCCTTAGCCATGCCTTGCCTTGCCTTGCCTTGCCATGCCTTGCCTTGCCTTAGCCATGCCTAGCGCGCGCGTGTAGACACGATCGCACGTTAGAGCACACCTATAGCTATCTTAGGATTGATAGTGTCTAACGCGCAAGAATGCCCAAGGTGTTGCCTCTCCTAAACTACTCGACACGATCGCCCCGCTACTTAAGAATATTTGAGCATTGTATACACGAGTGCTAGTAATCTTAAATGATGTCATTAGATGCGAGTAGATGCTAAGTCGATCGCTACCAATAACTCCTGCATTATTGGTTCCTTTGCCACTAGAGCCTAAATAGCGTGTAGAACCTTGCAATAGAGACATCTGCACAAACTGGGTGTTAGTAGCGACTATATATCCCTCGATCGAGTAGTCTCCAGCTCCTATCGTAATATCGCGTGTAGTGCTATTGTAGCTTACAACGTCGCTAGCATTGTTGAGTGTTTGAACTAACGGCAAGTCAACCCAAACATCACCCGCGATCGAAGGTGATCCCGCGCTGGCTGCTAGTGTCGCTTGCAGTATGACATCTCGCATTCTCGTACCTGTACTAAGTTGTGGTGTGGCATAGGAGATAACTGCACTGGGATCGCTATATAAGTAATTGCTGGCACTCGCCGCCGCAGCGCCGATCGCACTTAAATTCGAGCTAAAAGCCTGGTAAGTCGAAGGAGTGATAGAATCTAGCTTTGTGTTGATCCCCGCGACTCTATTGGCTTCTGTTGTCGTTGTGCTAGTTAATGAAGTTACCCCAGATTCTACTGAGGTTGCCTGAGTATCCGCCGTTGCCGACTGACTACGTTCTGATTGTAGAGTATTGCGAAGTGCGATCGCCCCATCTTTAAGACTTATTGCGTCCGCTAACTGTGTCAAGCGCGTCCCGATCGTTGTTTGTGTCGCCACGATCGCCTCTAATTGTTCACTTATAGCTAGGGATTGGTTTAAAAATCCTTGCGCGGGTACGTTTATCACGATCGCGCTATTAGCATCTCCTGCCTCGAATTTCCTCACTGGGTTGTTACTTGCGATCGGCGTTAACGTCATGATTGATCCCCGCGTTGTTTGTCCTCCTTATTATATACTACACTGCTGAATAATTAATCCCGGATAATTCCCAGTATTGGGAATAGCGGCGCGATCGCTCGCCCGATCGCGCTTAAGCGTAATACTTGCAGTAGAAATCGGAGGAACGATTATCAACTGTCGAACACTCTAACTCACTGATGATATTTTTCAGTTTTTTAGCGATCGCGGGTAATGTCTTAGCGGTTGCCATGTTGCGATCGGCGCGGGCGCGTTCGTGACGAATAATGAACTGATCCCCGTTGCTGATCACTTCCCAGCCGTAAATATTGGCGATTTTTGCGAGGCCAGCGCGTGTTACGGTTTCTTTCTTAGCTTTAGGTGCTTTAGGTGCGATCGGGGCTTCAGGGTAGCCATAATAAGCAGTCATAATCAAGGCTATTTTTTGAGCACGGGTCGTCGCTTTAGAGCGGCCTTTAATTTCAGCACTCTTGAGGAAGAAAGTCATATTCTTTACAGACATCGCCTCGACTGTTGCGAGATTTTCGGTGTAGTATTCGTCGATCGGGCGGGCGGTTGTAGCGGTTGTTGTAGTTTTCATTGCGTTTGTTTCCTTTCTCTTTGTGTTCTTATTATAGTATACCATTAATATTAGAGAATACCGGAAAGTTTTAAAAGTATTTTCCGGTATTCCCAGCGCTGGGAATTTAGACAAAAGTTAACCGGACACCCTGATCCAAAACTAAACCCTGGTAAAATTCTATAGCCGATGCAAGGATCTCGATTTTGCTAAAACCTTGTTCAGATAGCGCGTCACGGCCTGTCAGCAGTCCTATGACTTTTGCATGGCTGCCATAAGTAACCCATACGTCACGCCCGTTGCAGCCAGAATGTTGTCTTACCATAACAATTCCATGTGTGCTTGCGTGTGATAGCCATTGCAAGCACTGATTACTGATAATCCCACGATCGGTATTGTTGATTTTGGCATCCTCTGATGCCAATCGTGCGGTAGTCGCTTTGTTAGCCAGCTTTAGTGAGTTGATGTCTGCAAGATCGACTTTCAACTCTGTGAGTAGTGCGATCGCTGCTTTTTTCAGGTCTGCAACCTTTAAGTCGATGTTGCCGTGATATCGGTTGATATCCCGAAAGTTGCTCATAACGCTGCGTAAGGTGTCGGGTGTGGCGATCGCTCGCTCCAGATCGGCTACTAGCAGCGCGACTGTATAGAATCCTTGGGCATTTGTGCTTAAGCTTGTCATTGCGTTTGTTTCCTTTCTCTTTGTGTTCTTATTATAGTATACCATTAATATTAGGGAATACCGGAAAGTTTTAAAAGTATTTTCCGATATTCCCAGTGCTGGGATTATGTTGGCATACTTTTTAATAGAGAGGCATAAAATAACGGCGGAACGCTATAACCAAAGCCAGCGCCTACAAACCTTGCTGTATTGGGGTATCTAAAGGTATCTGGGAACCCAGACAGCCGCGCATGAGATTCTAAATTGAAATTAAGCCAGTCCCCGCTATCAGGAAAATATAAGCATGATATTTTCGATCGCCCGTTTTCCGCCCCATCTCTGAATTTAGATTTAATCAAGGTCGGGATCAATTCCGATTGCCCGCGCGCTTTGGGCTTCTCTCCGCAAGTCACCCGCTCTACATAGAGAGGGCTTTTAATCTGATCCGGATTGCGCGCTTGCCAATCGAGTACAGCTTGCCGTTGCCTTGCGGTTGGCACGATCGGGGCAAACGCTGGGATCAAATCTTTCACCACGTCATACCAGCTACGTTTGTCAGGTTGCAGCGGCGATTCCCAGTTACCGTGCAGCGATGCTGTGACGATGAGTCGGACACGCGACTGTCCAAACGGTGATCCGATATTTAATACGGTGCTGTTGACTGTGTAACCAAGTGCGATCGCCCGCGCTTTCATATAATCAAACTCAGGAGATTTTCTATACATAGGAACCTGTTCTAGTGTGAAGCAGCGAGGCATCCCGATCTCGATCGCATCCATAGACGCCCGGATCATAGCTTGATTCTCATTTCTAGGTGTGCCAGACTTGGCGGCGGAGTAGTCTGCACAAACTGGGGATATGTGTGCTATGTCGGCATTACGGGGCAAACCAGGACATCCCCAATCCGTAAATTCTTGCACGGTTTCTAACCTGGTTCCTTGCCAGCCGTTCATCAGATGAATTTCAATAAAAGCCTCGGAGAGTTTTCGATCGCGGGGATCGAGTTCGACTCCTAAAACGGGTTTAATACCCGCTAAGGTCATCCCGCATTTAACGCCGCCTATACCTGAAAACAAATCCCATCCAATCATTGCAATTCCTTTTTTAAAAAACAAAGACGATCTGGCGATCGCCCGATCGTCCGATCGCCTATCAAGGCAAGTTTTAGCCTGCTATTTTCCAGTCGCTGACATTTGTTTTCCGACGTGCCAGTAAATCCGTTAGGCTGTACACCGGTGCATCAACAGCGCGATACTTAAATTTGCGGATCGACCAAGTGCCATCTATATCTAAGTTTAAGCGACCTTGACACATTCCATTTGAGTTAACAGGCCAACTGAGTGAGCCGGGATCTGTCAGTGTCGGGCGATCGGCTGAAACCCTGATATTATTCGACTCTAGAGCCAATTTGATAATAGCGAACTGATCCCGCAAGTCGAGTCGGTATTTGCCCGCGATCGTCCACAGTTTAGTCTGCAATTCCTCATAACGGATCTCACACTCTACCAACCCCCTTAATGCCTCTAGTTCATTCAAGTCTAGGTTACTTGTCATAAAGGCTTCTCTCACTTTTATGTAGTCTGTCATTTTGCTTGCCTCTGTTTCGTTCCGTCTTATTATAGTATACCATACTATCTCAGAGAATCCGTAAAGTTTTGAAAAGATTTCTTGGCGGGCGATCGCCCCACAATTCCCAATACTGGGATTAATTCTCACTTCAAAGCGCTTAGCTTAAACAGGACGGGGCGATCGGGCGTGGCGGGGCGATCGCCCGGTTTAGATTTCATTACCTACAACCCGATCGCTAGTTTAGCGTCAAGTGCGGCGGTATTCACGTCGATCGCCTCTCTGAGTGACCCGAACCCTTGCGTCGCTAACACTGCGTATATATGCTTACAGGCTGGCGCTTTGAATGCCTCAGACAACATTTTAAAATCCGTACAGCCACAAGTGTATTTGAGTAAACCTTGGGGGGCAACGCTCAAAACTAGATAGGACTTTCTGTACTCGGTGGCGGGGTCTTGCGCGATCGGACTTACTCTGTAAGTTTTACTGTCTGTTTTAACGACTGTGTAGTTGGTCGCAGATTGTTTGCGGAAATTCGAGAAGTGCTTATCAAACAAAGATTTTTTGTATAGGCGGGGTCTTCTGCCTTTAATTAGAATCCAAAATCCCGACCACCAAACCATAGTCCGAGTGACGCTCTTAGCCGTGACTCCCAGCAAGCGCGCGATCGCTTCTTTAGTATATATGAGAGCATTCTGTAGATCTTTGAGGTTGGGCTTTAGTGTAGTTTTCATTGCGTTTATTTTCTCTGTTGTTTGTTCGTCTTATTATAGTATACCATTATTCTTGGAGAATACCGGACAATCTCAAAAGTATTTTCCGGTATTCCCAGTGCTGGGATTAGCCGATCACCGGCGCGGGCATCCCCGTCCGGTAGAACGTAACCCGCCGCCCCGCACTCTTAATATATTTGTCAGTGCCGTACTTGCGGGCGATCGCCAAAATAGCGGGGGTCGCTTTAGTTCCCATACCATCCCATCCCTCAAGTTTGTTATTTATTGTCAGGCAACCGACGTTCATGATTATAGGGAGTGACACATAGATATCGATCGATTTTTTGCCGCGGCGTTCACAAAAGACGGTCGCCCCGCAGGCTTCAAATTCTCTGGCAATTTCTAAAACTAAAGCATCCATCGTGTTTTTCGTTTGTTTGTTCATCTTATTATAGTATACCATAGCTAGGGGATTAATCCGGCAACTTTTCAGAAAGTCTTAGAATTAATCCCAGTGTTGGGAATTATCAGAGAGGCAGTGCAAGCTGTCGCGATCGCCAATCAGCATTAAGCCTCAAACCTTCAGTTAGCAGCCAGCCTTCTATTTCCGGCGATGGTCTGAAATTCTGCCGCCATAGGATCGGCGGTGTATACCTGTAACGATTGTAAAATTCAACTCTGGCCGCTTGCGGGCGATCGCCCCGCTCAAAAGCCTCTAGCAGCAATTCTTCATATATTGCTTTATGCTCCCTCTCATCCCGATTAAGCAGCGCAAACACGTTACCTTCTGGGATAACAGTCCGGCTCTTTTTAATCTCAAACTCGCACCCGCATCGACAAAACCTAGCGCTAATATATGATTTGATGTCACATTCTTCCCTCGGACATGACTTCATTGGTACATCACCTAACTCGATATCCGGTAATTCTATATCATCCGCTGTATATTGTAATTCTTCTACCCGACCGTGGCGTTCTACGCAGCCAGTCAGATCATATATATTAGCGTGAGTTTTTTTAGTGCCGTCTTTATAGGTGGCAGGTCTCAAGACACGACCTATACACTGCACATAACTACTGTGAGAATCCGGATCGATTGCCAGTATTAAATTAGTGGCGATCGGTAGATCGATCCCCTCTCTGAGTACACAGCAATTCACTATTACAGGCAAGGTTTCAGCATTAAATTCTGCAAAGATGTCGCGCCGATCGTCCGTCGATGTACGCCCCGTTACAACACGCGCATACACTCCCTCTTCATTGAATTTCTGAGCCATCATTAGAGCTTTGGGTACACTTGGTGCAAACACGATCGTCGGGCGGCGATCGGTTAGCTTATAGGTGGCTAGAATGTAATCAGGATCAAATACCATCTTTTTTGTGACGGCATTAGGGCATATACCATAGCTTGGACGTACCAAGTACCCCATACTGATCAGTTCTGCAATATTAGGTGCAAACACTATATTATTAGGCAAAAATAACTCACCTAGGCTAGTGTGTTTGTCCGATCGTCTTGGGGTAGCTGTCACCCCGATCGTCCTATTTTTGTGCAGCCAATAATCAGAGACGGTCGGTATCCATGCCTTGACAGACTCAGGAAAAGCGCTTAGGTGTGCCTCATCTAGTACCGTGTAGTCGGGTTTAAACCAGCTTATATCCCGCGATGCCATGCTCTGATAAGTTGCTACCTGTACTGACGCGCGCTTTGACTCAGGCATATTGCCCGCGATCGCACCGGCGTCAATATGCCAATCCGAAAGCTCCTCTAATGCTTGCACTACTAAACTTTTCCTAGGGACTATTACTAAAAACTTATGAGCCCGATCGCGCTTTGATAGTGTCTTGATTACCTTGCACCATATCGCCGTTTTACCTGATCCCGTAGGACTGATTAACAGCGGATCTTGCCCACTATCCAAAATACCTAATATTCGGTTCACACAATCTAACTGGAACGATCGCATCCGTTTCATTCCTTTATCTCCTTTTTCTTGATTCTTGATTCTTTACTATCTTACCATATTATACCATATATAGCAAGCGATCCCGGATAGTTTTAAAGTAACATCTACGTAGTATGTGTATACTACAAGAGATTAATCCCAGTGTTGGGAATAGTCATGTCCGTTAACGAAGCCCTCGGAGAGGATCGCCCAAACGTGTTACAAACCGTAGTACGTGTATACTACAGGAGATTAATCCCAATGTTGGGAATGATCCGGGATTAACCGTTAGGACTTGTAGATATAGATATACAAACAAAACGATCCCCGCTACAACGGATCGAGGTTGCAACAGGTAAGGAGTAAGGCTATAGCAGCAAGAGCTACATTAATGGCGATCGGATTATAATGGCGCGATCGACATCGCCTAGAAAGAGCTAGGAAGGCTCAGGAGGCAGCCAGAATAAGTCATCGCAAGCAATTAGCCACAAGTTGCCCTCGATCGTCACGCTGAAGCCTTCACCTTCACAATCTAGTAGTATTGCAGTCTCTATTTTAGGGCGATCGATGGCATTTGTTCGCACCCACACAGTTAAAAACTCTTCAGATTGCAATTTATGCGAGTCCTCATCACCATTGACTCCTAGTGACTCGATCGCCCCGATCGCACTCTCTGCAACCGTTTCACCCGATCGCCCGCCGTTTTGTCCAAAAGTGGGGTAATTTTCAGGATCTGTCAGATTATTATCCTTTGTTTGTATATATATAGCAGGATCTTCGACTCCTACCATAGTATGCCTTTGAAGCCCTTGATAACGCTCAAAGTCTTTTGTTTCCGTTTGAGGTAATATACCATCATCAGAAGCAATCGGAACCTGTACGCTGTCCGGGTTTGGAGCGATCGAGCGCTGAATTGGGGGTAAATCAGAGAGGTCTGCACCAAGTTTTAGTTGGAATCGGCGATCGACATATTGGATCAACTCTTCAAAATTATCGGTGTGTGATTGTGCTCGATCGTAGTAGTAAAAATTAACCCGGGCCCCTTCTACACCAATAGTATGTACGGGTAACCGTACTTGACGGCGGACGGGTTTAATACCAAACATCGGCATTAATATGCGGTTAATAAAATGCAGGTTAGTAGCATCGCCGGGGTGTCCGGTGATTCTGGAAACAGTTTTATGCGATCGGATCTTGCCGATCAGGTTGAGGACATCTTCAGACTGATCCGAGTAGCGATGTCCATCAGCCAATAGCTTAGGGAAGCCCAAACGGTTTAGGGTTTCTATAATTGTCCAGCGATCGCCGATCCTGTCAGGTACGAAAAAATCTATATCTTCTTTCCCCGCCCATTTTTGAGCCTGTAGAGCCTTAGACTCTTCTGGATGAGTCAAGAGCCAGAACATCTCAAGAGAGCTAGTTAAATCGCGTTCTGCATACCTTAAACGGTGGATAAGGTCGGCAGTCCATAAAATAGAATCTTGTAGACCGGGAAACCGGTAGAGAATTTTATACTTCAGTACGCTACAACGTTCAGCCCATGTCGAGTCAATTTTTTTACCGATCGCTTCTGCCTCTGAATCGGTAAGGTCGGGCGCGTTAAAAATCTGATTGCACTCTACAATCTGTACTTCTAGCTTAGCAGTGCGATAGGCTTCTGAGTCTATCTCATAAGCCTCTACACGTTGCGGAGTCATGCCCATTGACTCAAAAGCAATATATAAAAATTCTCGATAGTTGCGAGTCTCTAAGTATGAGATAGCCTGCATTTTTGCCCAAGCTTGGACGTGCGGACTATCAAGTTGCGCGCGCAAAGTCGCCATTACTTTGTCGCCGATCGTACTTTCCGGAAACAAACCAGCCTCTGCTGTGATTCGCACTGCTAAATCTTCCATTAGTACCTGCTCAAACGCGCCGGCGTTGCGTTTATGGTCGATCCCTACTTTGGGAGCGTATACGATAATCCGACCGGGATTTCTTACCCGTCGCGACATCTGCACTGCTTCATTTATTCCCACAACACCAACAAACCAGCAAAAAAGAGTATCAAACTTGCTAACATTCTCGATAGAAACACCACTTTCTACAGTAGGAGTGCAGACTATCCAGTTAATGCGATCGGGGTTAGCATCAATATACTCATCAGGTGCCCTTAAAAAAGCTCTAACCCATTTTTCGGTAACGGTTTTACTGGTTATAAGTATGCCCTCACCTTTTAGCTTTGTTAGTTGCTCTGCGATCGCTTCAGCTTTGATGATGCTATCAACAACGATCGCGGGTAAAGAACTTTCTAAAATCTGAAGGTTTAGCCATTCTTCAGCCTTTCGTTTTGTAATAGTATTGTCATCTACAAAAAAGATCGGCGGGGTTTCCCGATCGCTGGTATTTTCGTATAAATCTACAGTTTTGTCGGGATCTATCGCCGTGATATAATCCACCATCCAGTCGGACATATTACCATCCATGAGTATTAGTCGGGCACATACCCTAACAATATACTCGAATCTAGTTATAATATCGAGTCGCTTGCCTCGGAGTGTAGAGCTAGTTAATAAATGTTTGATAGCCGTCATTGTCTCATCAATCACCACGGTCGCGCCATCAAATATCTCGATCGGCAGTTTCAATAAACTATCAAAGCATAGTGCTACCCGCAGGTTGGGATCCTTGAATCGCCCATAAGCACTATGTATGTCAAGGTGATCAAAATCCCATCTCTCGCATAATTGCTCCTGTAGCGAATTTCTGTGCCCTATTGACACCATAACGCCGTCCGCATCGGATTTTTTAGAAAGTTTGCCGTTAATTTTGACGGGTTTAACTTTACTAACAACATCGCCAAACCATTGAGACTTACCTGAGTTGAGATTAGATTTAACTATTGTGATGCTGTTTGCTTGCGGTTCTGAGGCTGCAAAAAAGCGATCGCGTGTCTTTTTACCTTGAGCATCAAAACGTCTGTATTCGCGCCACATCCGCGTCTGCTCCATACTTTGAGCCGATCGCGACTGAATTAAAGCTGTCTCTATGTCCGCCAGCTTACCCGCTGCAAGATAATCATCTACACCTTTATACGGGCCCGGTAAATTACAAACCTTGACGGTCGCTTTTTTGAATTGTCGGCTAAGTATCGCCGCTGCTTTGAATTCTACTGTTGCCTCAAAATCCTCATCAGGGCGACGATCGAACATTATATAAACCGTGCGACCGGGTTGGTCAAATTCTTTTAGCTCTTCCCGGATCAACCGATCGATAGTCTTTCCCCAGTCATCTTTAATCGCCTTAAACCCGGTAAATATACCAGGCAAACTTATAGCGGGTATTCCGGCACAAATTAACGCGGCTGCTTTTTTTTCTCCTTCTGTTACCACCACAGGCAAAAAATATGTTTTAATCCATTGCCAATAAGATAATGCTATAGGCTTGGGAATATTAAATCTTGCCTCTGCTAGCTCGATCGCTCTTTGGGAAGGTTCTATAAAGGTTATCGGTGTTTTCTTGTCCGATGATGCCATGTACCGCCGCGCACTGCCGTCACTATCCCTAAAAGGTGATCCGCCTAAGTGTCTAATTCTACCATTGCAGATCCAGCCGCAAAAATCTTGCACCTTGTATAGGCTTCTCATCCACGGTGCAGAAACTCCGAATCCACCTTGTAATTTTTTGGCCTTATCGCCATACACAAAGTCAAAAGCATCAACGCCCGTTATTGGCATAAAATTTAGTGCTTGCGTCTCAGTGTCGATCGCGCTTGCGTCTAAATCTTCCTTAATCAGTCTCAATAATCCTGGACTCGCACCTAGCTTGACATATTCTAGAAAGTCTGCCATAGTGAATCTACCTATTTAAATTACAGTTGTTGGGCGGTAGCTTTCGAGCGATCGCCCAATTTTTTGGCTGTGTATAGTTTACACCACTTTTGACTTATTGGCAATGCCCACTCACTGCCACGGATTCCCAACACTGGGAACCTATACGGTCTAAGGGTTTGAGCCTTTTTTGATATCACCTTTTAAATTCTGCTCTACTCTACTATACTATAGTCCGAGACAAAAACCGGACGATCGCGCCGTCAGCATCACCCGCGCCCGACCGGCTCGATCGCGC